ATGGTTTTCAGTAAGATGAAACTCGCAATCGCCGGTTTACTCGTGGCAGCAATGGTGACTATTATTGGTCTCGGGTATCGCCACTATACGAGCCTGCTCTCTGAGCGGGACATTCTCAAGGCCAACAATGCCGTCCTCGAAACGGCTGTCGGAACCCAGCAAACTACGATCGACGCCCAGACGGCTGCGATCAGCGAATGGGACCAGGCCTTGGCCGAGCTCTCAGCACGAATGGAAGAGATGGAACGGGTCCGGCACGAAGCGACCCAAGAAACCCGGAGGTTAAATGCCCTATTCGCCGACCACGATCTTCGCCGCTTGTCGTTCGGGCGTCCGGGTCTCATTGAGCCTCGTATCAATGACGGCTCTGATCGCGCTATCCGCCTGCTCGAGTGCGCCACGGGAGCTGGAGGTGCGGACTGTCCCGACTGAGGTCGTCCGTCCTCCTGAGCGAGCCTCCGTCCCGGACCCTCAGCCTGTTGACCTTCAAGAAGTCGACTGGGTGGTCCTGACGCCCGACACGGTTCCGGAAGACCTGGAATGGGTCTTCATCGGATTGACGCCTGAGGACTACGAGCGCCTCTCTCTCAACCAGGCCGAGCTGCTGAGGTGGATCACCGAAGCCAGGTGGCGTCTCCGGTATTACCGGGGCGAGCTGCCAGCCGACGCAACACCACCCCAAGGATAAAATGCAATGGACGAACATACGAGGGTCCTCGTGAAACAGGTCGCAGATGAAGCAGCCAGGAAGGCCGTCGCACAGACGCTCACGTCGTTGGGGGTCGACGCAAACGACCCTTTCGAGGTGCAAAAGGACATGCAGGCCCTGAGGGAAATCAGGGACATGATGACGTCCGAAGAATTCAAATCCGATATGATGCACCTCCGCAAATGGAGAGTGGCCATGGATGGGGTTCAGAACAAGGGAATTCTGGCCGTCGTTGGCTTGGCCGTTTCCGGTGTTGGCGCCGCTTTGTGGCTTGGCTTCCAGGCCATGCTGCGGGGCGGAAACTAGAGAACCCCTATACGGACAACCGGGACAAATAGAGAGGCCCTTACATGAGCGCAGACAATTATCCAACCAAGGGTCGCGAGACGTCAGATGCAGACTGTCTTGCGGCCCTGGTCGCATGGAAGGCCAACGGCCAACGATACGCCAAAGCAGCAAAGGCAATGGGCCTCCATCGTGATACCGTCTCGAAGCGTGTCAAGCTGGCCCTGAAGCGAAACATCGACAAGCGCTACCTGGACGAGGTCGTCCCGGCCGGGTTCGAAATTCTCAGAGAGAACCACCAGCTGGACAAGGCCGGGAAAATTCGGTTCTCCTCCATCCGAACCAAAGCTCAAGAGAGCCGCGACTTCGAGATGCCTCCAGCCTGGGCTACCGAGAAGAGCACGGTTCAGGTCGACGGCGAGGGGAACCTGCTACAGCAATGGTTGCGGATCAAGCCTGAAGCCACCGAAGCCATGTCGGTCCTGGAAGCCCTGGGCTCCCTGGCCCCCAAGCTCGTTGGAGACTTCGAAGCTCCCAACAGGGATTTTGACCCGGAAGGAATTGCCCAGGAGTGCCTTACCCTTCGGCCCCTGCCGGACCTTCATCTTGGAATGTATGCTTGGGGCAAAGAGACCGGCCAGGCCTGGGACCTCAAGACCGCGATGGCTCGCTTCAAGGATGCCATGGTGGAGATTGACCGCTACACCCCGAAATCCAAAGTTGGCATCATCCTGGGCGGGGGAGACCTCATCCACGCCGACAACAAGAACAACCAGACCGATCGCAGCAAGAACGCTCTGGACGTGGACACCAGGTTCTCCAAGGTCACCGAGCATGCCATGAAGCTGCTTGTGTTCCAGGTTGAGCTCTCTCGGCGAAAGCACGAGCAGACTGTGGTCCGGATACTGCCGGGGAACCACGACGAGCTTTTTGCGAATGCGGCTTCCTGGTATCTCCATGCTTGGTATCGGAACCAAGACGATGTGGTCATTGACGTGGACCCTGGGGACTTCTGGTTCTACGAATGGGGCAAGGTTATGCTCGGCGCCAACCACGGCCACAAGGTGAAGCTGACCGAGCTTCCGCGCATCATGTCCACCTACGAGCGGGAAATGTGGGGGCGGACTTCCTTCGCATACGCCCATGGCTTCCATATCCATCACCGGACCCAATACGTCTTCGAGGAGGGAGGTGTCGTCGGGGAGACGCACCAGGCCCCTGTTCCGCAGGACGCTTACCATCACGGCGCGGGCTATAAGTCCGGAAGGTCTCTCTGCTCCATCACCTATCACCAAGAGAAGGGAGAGAGCGGCCGTTGGACGGAGCCGGTCTTTTGACCCGCCTGACCCGCCTGACCGTTGCATCCCGCAGGATGAACCGGGTCCTAGCGGGTCAGGATGAAATGCTATGCGCGAGAGCCTACCGCCGAAAGTGGTGGGCTTTCATCATTGTGGTTGACGTCCTGTTCGTCGTAATTCGCTGGAGGCTTCATCGGCACTGCGAAGAGATGCACAGATGGGAGAGGCGTTATGGCCACGAGGTCCGCACTCCGAGCTTAAATTGGAAAAAGTGCATTGAGGGGGTTTACAAGCCCCTCGTTTGAGCGTATCCTATTCTCAACAGCAACGGAGAATAGATCATGACCACCCAGTTTGATGCAGTCGAGACCTTCGAAACCATGACAGCAGGCAAGCGCGAGCTTGTGGGTCTCTATCAGGAAGTCCGCCTCTCGCAAGATGAAGATGGTGGGGAAGATGGAATGTGGTTTGACGAAGCTGTCCAGAAAGTCGAAGCTGATGTGGAAGCTGCCGTCAAGTTTGTCGCAGACAACTGGCCACACGGTTCCGCAAGCATTGAAGTCGTAAAGAACACCTGTGGCCTGTAATAGAAAGCCGCACAGAGCTTTCGGGCTCCGTGCGGCTTATGTCTGCCTAGGTCTTTGAAACCGAAAGCTTTATCAGCCACAGTCCCTTGAGCCGTCGGGGTTTATTTCGCATGTCGCCCCGTCTTTCGGAGCATCCGGACGGTCAGGTTCATCCACGATTGTCCCCAAGAGAATGCCCATCTTCTTCCCGTCCTTATTGAACGTCGTGCAGCCTTTGCCTCCGCGCTCCCACACCTGATCGTAGATGCCCTTGAAGGTATCCCAAGGCACTGAGCCGTCGGTGTTGATGGTCTTTGAGACTGAGCTATCCACTCGGGCAGCAGCAGCGAGCAGCACATCAAGGTGTTCCTGGATGGTCACCTCGTGGCTCATCTTGCCTTCGACGCCGAACTCGCGGAAGCCATAGTCGGAGACGTCCGTGATAATCTCGCCGCTCTTCATCCGCACCTTGCGCTTCCCGTCGTAGGAATATCCAAGGAGCTGACCCTCTTTGTCCAGCTGCTCGAACCCAAAGACTGGTTCACAACCGCTTGAGATGTAATCGTGGGCAAAGGAGATGGTGCCAGTCGGCGCGATCGAAGTCAGGTGGCTGTTCCGCAGGCCGTTCTTTTTGATGGACGCGCGGACCTCGTCATCCAGCTGCTTGGCATACTCGCCCGCCAGGAACAGGTCGGCGTCGAAAAGCGGGAAGCTCCCTTTTTCTGCGGCCAGCAAGCTGCTTGCCATATAGGCGTGGTGGTTGAGTTCGTCCAGGAGCTGGAGTTCAAACTCGATAAACCCAGGGCTTCCATACAGATGCCCCAGAGCCTCTCCAGCATTGGCAAGACCCGTGAAGCCCAGACCCATGCGACGCTTCGAGATGGCTTCAGCCTTCTGCTCCTCGAGAGGATAGATGGCCCGGTCGACCACGTTGTCCATCGCGCGGACGATGTGCGGAATGTCTGCCCGGTATTGAGCCCAGTCGAAATACCGATGGCCCAGGGCGTCCTGTTTGATATAGCGCACCAGGTTGAGAGAACCCAGGAGGCAAGCGCCATTGGGAGGGAGAGGTTGTTCCCCGCACGGGTTGGTCGCGGCAATCGTCTCGCAATAATAGAGATTGTTCATCCGGTTGATGGTATCGATGAACAGGACGCCAGGGTCCGCGTAGTCCCAGGTGGAGCGCATGACCTCTTCCCACAGGGCATTCGGGTCGACCTGTTTGTAGGCACGGCCGTTAAAGCGTAGCGTGAAGGGCTTGCCAGATGCCTTGGCCTCCATGAATTCGTCCGTGACGGCGATGGAGATATTGAAGCCAGTGAGTTTGGTCAAGTCGTGCTTGATGCGGATGAAGGCTTCAATATCAGGGTGGTCAATCCGGAGGACACCCATTTGAGCGCCTCGACGGTGACCAGACGAGGCAATGCAATGGCACAGCTCCGAGAAGATACCCATAAACGAGATGGGCCCCGAAGAGTTGCTGTCCAGCTTGACGATCATATCCCCGTTCGGACGGAGGGTCGACCAGTCATATCCGATGCCACCGCCCATTCGCATCGTTTGGAATGCACGGGAGAAGGTGTCGCAGATGCCTTCCGTGCTGTCTTCGATGGTCTGGCTGACGAAACAGTTGTAGGGCGTGACCAGCTTCGGAGCGCCAATGGCGGACTGGACCCGGCCGGCTTCCAGGAAGCGCTGGTCAAGGGTTATTTCACGATAGGCGCGGAAGTGATCGTCGTCGTCTGCAAGGGCTCCGGCCACCCGGTTGCATTTCCCGCGGTAGTCTTCGTCGACTAGGCGATATTTCTCTGCGTGCAGCTGGTCACTGAACACGAGTTTGGGTCCATAGCTCATGGCTTTCCTTCTCTCCTGGATTTGGCTGAATGCTCGACGCTCAGTATGTCGTAGCTAGCCGTCTCCAGGATACCGCCATGAGCCTATCTGCAAGCCCATCGTGCCCAGCTTTCAAGATCATCCTGCTCAGCGCGGGCTTGGTGGCTCTCCTCAGCACAATCCTCGCACTCAAGCTCGTCGTCCAGATCACCTCGCCAGGTGAAGAACAGCTCACAGCTGGAACATTGGCACAGGTCTTCGGTATAAAAGGGCTTGCCGTCTATCAGGATCAGCTGATCGTCCCAGCCCGCTTCAATCAACTCGGCCAGGGCTTCGTCGTCAAGAGGTTCAGCGGGGTGGTGGTAGACGCCATTGATCCATACATGTGTCATTTGTTCAGTCCAATCAGGAAGATCAAGAGGAATATAGGCCACAGTAGCACCAAAACCAGGTAGCCGATGACCCCTAAATGGTTCCGGTGACTGGTCCACATGATGCGATTGGCGTATGCTATCCCCTCAGAGAAGCCAATGCCCGTCAGGAGATAGAGGATCAACCAATCCATGATTTGGCCATGGCCCAGATCGGCACAAGATAAAAGGCCCAACCGGCCCCAAGGATTGCTACTTCAAAGGCTCCACCTGCCACGTCGTGGAGGAGGCGCCGAGGGGAAGACATTGCTTCCCGTTCAGCAGCGGCGATCCGATTGGCAAGGGGAGCGGTGTTCCACTTACCCCATGCCTCCTGTTCGGCAAGCCGCTGCTTCATGCTTTGGACGGTCTCAGTCATTTGGTCTCCTTATCCTGCAGTCTTGGGCTTCGCACGAGGGCGACGCTGCGGCAACTTCAGGCCTTCATAGCCGTGCTCTTCCACACGGATTTTCACAGAATACCACCGAAGGCAAGCGACGGAGGTGTTGCAACCCGGAAATTCTTCCTGGATGCGTGCGATAATCTCGTCATAGGCGAGACCAACGCTGCGGGCCTTCGGATCGTCGGCTTCCACGCGGTTGTCGTCGCTTGACTTCTCGTCGCGATTTTCATAGTAAGCCACGTGGCACAGCAAGTCAACCGACGCTGCTTTGATCGTGCGCTTGGGCTCTTCTTCGTCGGTATCTTCGTCCGACAGAGCATCGTCCAGCGAGCCGTCACCTTCAGGGTCTTCGTCTTCAATCTCTTCGGCGGGGATCGGCTCGCCCGCAGGTTCGTCAAGGGGCTCGTCGGTCTGTTCGAAGGTTTCGCTGTTCACGGTGACGGAGGTCAGTTCATCGTCCTCGGCGTCAATCGCTGCGTCTTCGATCTGGGCTTGCAGCCATTCGATGCGCTCGATCAGTTTGGTCTTGGCGTTCTTCCAGGCCTTCAGATCGTTGGCTCCGCACTGGGCGGCGAGTTCGTTGTGGTAGTCGACCAGCTGAGCGTTGGTCTTTTCGATCATTTCATCGTAGGTCATAGCGTGGGCTCCTTTGTCCATTGTGTCGCTGTTGATATGAATAGGTTACGCCGAACAGCGGAGCTTGTAAACAGGAAAAATGGTATTTCTCCAAAAAAAAGTTTTTCACATCTTTTTCTATATAGGGGGTTTACATCACCAGCGTTTCGGATTATCCTCTATATATCAACAGCGACAACCAACGGAGACAAGACCATGGCCAAGACCATCAAAAACAAGCGCACTGCGATGGACACCTTCTTGCAGCACAAAGCGGAAATTGAAGAGAAACTCGCACGCCTCACTGCTCTTGCAGAAGAGCACTTTGACACTCACCCCGATGAATTGAACTGGGCTGATGTTGGCACTTTGGCTCACATGAATGAGAGCCTGACCCAAATCACCGACTTCATGTTCAACGAAGGGGAGTGTGCATAATGACCGACCGCAGCTTCCTGTTCAACAAGATCACCACACGCGAAGAGGGAGAGGCGTTCATCGCCCTCCTTCATGCCAACAGCTTGATGTTCCACTTTGAGGACGACGTTTGGGACATTATTTGGGGAGAGCTTGCCAGCGACCCGACCGACGTCGAGATTGCTGCAATGGATGCTCGTCGCAATGAGCTATACGAAGGCGAGTTTGATTGGGGAGAGCATGAGTGCCCAATCGGCTATGCTCTCCACATCATGGGTCTGACGGAAGGAGACTGACTAGAGGAGGTCGTAATAGACTGCGGCCTCAATAATCTCCTGATGCAAGGCAACAGGTGGGATGATGGAAAGCTCCTCAAGGCGCTTCTCTGTCATCCCCTTTTGCATTGACGGGATCAACTCGCCTGGAAGCATATAACGCCGCGCAGAGCCTCCGGCACCGACCTGAAGCAAGACGAACGTGCGACCGCCCGAACCGCGCCGACGGCGATGCCACGGACCCTGGCCAGGCTGGAAACGAGCTTTGATCTTGGTATCGGGACGCGCCGGCCGGCTTTCGCATTTCAGCTCAATCCAGAATTGGATGCCGAGCCCGGTGTCCTTGGACTTCATGCACCCTTCGACGTCTGCCATGCCTGAGCCAACAGCATTCTCAACTCGGCTCATGTGGAGGCGCTCCTTGAACGCCTTGCCACCTTGTTTCAACCAGCTCCAGAGCTTACTCTCGCGGACCTTGCTGCTCATAGCTTTTCCACCTTTTCCAGCGTTCAACCTTGAGGTCACCGATCGGTGTCTCAAGACCAAGATGCCACCAGGACTTAGCCCCGGGAAACCGCTGGTTTGCTTTGAGATAGCGGGTCACACAGTCACCAATCACCCCGGCTCTCATGCAGTCCGGATAGGCGTAGCGACTGGACCGGCAGATGTGGACCTCAGCCAGCAAGTCCATTTCAAGAGCGGCCATGGCCAAAGTCGGACCGCCGAGGAGCCAGCCGTCTTGGTGTCTGTTGGCGAATTCCACGAGGGTCATGCAGTCGTCTCCGCTGCGGGAGATGATCTGCATTTGACGGCCAGGTAGGGTCTTCGGCATGAGAGCCGCGGACTTGGCGCTCACTCCGCAAACCGAGCCAACACCTGTCAGGATGCGGAAGACCTGTTTGTCGGTCGGACCCAGCCAGTCCATTCGGTCGTTCTTCTCGCGAGCCAGGTATCCATCAGCACTGACGCCCAGGATCAATCGCATGGCAAAGCCTCCTCGTATTCGAAGAAAATGACGCCTGCTTCTTTGAAGGCGATACGGGCGTGGGTCCAAGAAGCTCTCCAGCGACTTGTGTCAAGCTGCTCTTGAGTTGGTCTCGGAGCAACCACCCGGCGGACACCCGCCTGGATTATAGCGGAGGCACAGTGAGAGCACGGGTGCGTTGTGGAATACATGGTCCAGCCGACGACGGACCTGGACGCATTCAAGATTGCGTTGAGTTCCGCGTGAACAATGTGGAAGTCCTTGAACTCCGTTTCGGTTATGCGCTGGGTGCTGTCCTTCATACCACGAGGGAGACCCGAATATCCGAGCGACATGCCCCTGTTGTCTGGACTGACGAGGCAAGCGCCGACACCAAGATCAGGACCTTTGACCCAGGACCGAGCTTCGCAGGCCAGGCGCATGAAGCGCCTGTCCCACTTTTGATAGTTGCCCTCTATCATTCGATAACCTCCGGGCACGGGTCCCAGGAGTTGTTCGTAACGCGCTTGGACAGGCGGCGAACGGTGTCGATGTAGCCATCAGGGTTCTCGAGAATGTCATCGATCGGCCAAGCGGGCAGAGTGGGCTCGCATCCAGAGGCCCAGGTTGTGGAGGCCTTTGCGAATTCCTTCTGCTCGCGCCATTCGCCGGCGCTCCAGTCACCAGTCAGGCACGCCTTGACAGCGTTCCAGTGCGGTTCATAAAGATGCGGATGGGCCAGGGTGACGTGAAGCGTCGCCGGACGAAGACCAGCTTCGGCTGCGATCGCATCGGCGGTCAAGGCATAGCACATCACGTCGTAGGGCAGACCGACGAAGACGTCGCTGGACCGGATGAAGACGCTCATGTGCAGGTCGTCACCAAACCGCGAAACCGTGAAGCCCACAGGGCACGGGATATTCTTGGGCTGAGGTCCTCCCAGGCCATCACAGCTCGGGTCCCAAGCGGAGATGAAGAGCTGGCGGTTGGTCGGGTTGTCCATCAGCTCCGTCACGGCCAGCTTGATCTGGTCACGCCCGAAGGCTTCGCGCCAGCGGTGTCCGTAAGCGGTCTTCAGCTCGCCGTCCTCGACAAACTTGGACCACAGCTTGGGAGCTTTGCTGACGATGAAGTCAGGGTCTTTCGTGCCCATGAACTGCCAGGCGGTTTCAGCGGCGGCGACGTGGGGATAGTAACGCCGGTTCCCTGCGATCGGCAAGCGACCAGAAGTGAGGTCGAGCTTGAAGGAATGCCCGCCCTGCAGCATCTTGATCTGGGTCCGGGTGCGTTCGTTGGTTTCAGTCACGCCGTGGTTCATCAGCTCGCTCAGGAGGCTGCGATAGGCTTCGTGGAATGATTTACTCTGCATTGTATTCTCCCATCAAACGATCGAACAGGGAGAGCACATTGACCTCCAGCTCCTCGATGGTTCCGTTGTTGTCGATGATGAAGTCCGCCATCCATGGCTCGACGGAGCAGCTCTCTTTGGGCTCAGGCGGCAGATGATCCGAGCGGTCAACCCAGACCACAACGTCTGGAATACCAGCGTTCTTGACTGCGTGGAATTCGGACTTGTGGCGGAGACCACAGTAGACGTCGTTCTCGGCAAAGATTGCCTGGCCCAGTGCGGTCAGGTCTGGGCGGTTGAAGTTGCGGATTGCCTCATACCAGAATTGGCGATGGTTGGCCCGGTCGTCAAAGCATTCCTGCACGGAGGCATAGCGGGGAATTGTCGGAGGGTTCAGGTTGCGACCACGCTCAGGACATTCGAACCGGGCCCAGGCTTCTTCGACTGCAGCCATCACCACCTTCTCAGCGCAGAACTCGGAGCTGCTGGTGAAGGTGAACCCAAAGTTGTCGCGGAGCATCTCGCTCACAGTGTCCTTCCCATGCCGTCCGTATCCGAGGACCAGGACGTTGGGCATTGCCTGTTCGTGCTCCTCGAAGATGGTCGTCGGCGAAGGGTAGGGATGATCGCCAATCAGCTGAGCCAGGAAGTCCAGGGTTTGAACGTCGTCGCGGCGGAGATTGCAGTAGGGCGCCAGGTCAGGAGCCGTCCAGCCGTCAGGCTTGATCGCATCAAAACCCTTGGAATGTGGGCGCTTGGAAAGCTCGCCGCGTTCCTTTGCCATGTTGGCCTGGTGGACCTCTTCGAATGCGGCGCCAGGAACGAAGCCCATCTCAATGAGGCGTCCGCCCGCAAAATACATGAGGTCCAGCAGCGCGTCGGCTTCGTCTTCCAGGGTCTCGGCGTCCATGAACTCGGTCAGCTCTTCGGACAATGCGCCGCTTGCCCACTTCTTCCGCTCGGGATCAAGGCGGGTTGGGGCGTCGGGAATGGGAAGGCCAAGAATGTCACGGGCAAAGCGCTCCGTCATGGCCACAAGGTCGGGGATCAAGGTCATGTCTGCTCCTAGTTTGGTCGATGTTACCTGGTCAATATATGACGAGGCCCTGGGCTCGTAACCAAACGGAGCAGCCAGGGCCTAAGAACAGTGGAGCTCATTCGAGCCAGCTGTCGTCGTCTTCCTCTTCAGCAGGTCCGTCAAGCCAGCTGTCGTCGTCTTCCTCTTCGACTTCAGGCTTCTCCATCTTGGGAGGAGGGCCCGCGTCAAAGGGATTGTCGCAACCGTCAGGCAGAGACACCGTTGCAATGTCTCCCACAAGAACGTAGCCAATACCGTGGTCCTTTTGGATCATATAAAGGTAGGACAATGCGTTGGAACGGCTCATGCCAAACTCGGCCATGGCCTCTCTTACCGAGCAGCTTCCGCCGGCTTCCAGAAACCACTCGAGGAATTTGCCACGCTTGCTGGACCGCTTGACAGGCTTGAGCAGCTTGGACGCGGTGTCTTTCCCGCCCTTCTTGCGAGTGTCTTCCTCGCCGCCTTTCATCGTCTGAACCGGAACCTCGCCGCCAAGTTTCCGCAGGACCAGAGCCGCAGTGTCGTAGTCACGGGACCAACCCATGGACTGACACTCTTTCCACTTATTCTGGATCAGCTCGATCAAGCGGGCCTTCGGCATTGGGTCACGGGGTTCTTTTGCACCGGTCAGCTCGCCCGCTCCGTTCGGAACAGTGTGGGCTTCCATGGAGAACGGGCAGAAGATCGTCGAGCGCTTATCACCTCGGACGACAACGGCGTGCTGCCATCCAGAACAAGGAGGGCTCCTGACCACGTTGCGGTGTTCGGCGTGCCTGGGAGTATCCCCCAGCACCCAATAGATGTGCCACCATTCAACTCCATCCACAATCTCAGTCATGGCAGGGCTCCACAGTAACGGCATAGAGAACGCCGTCGATGGTCACCTCAGAGCGAAGTCCGTGGGGAACTGTGTCGAATTCGAAGGGCTCTCCGACTTCGATGCCCAGGCCCTCCAGGTCCGGGCAGGTGTCGATGAAGGCGTCCACGGTGTCGAGAATGGCTCGGGCGTGGGTTCCAATGTTATCAGTCATTTGTGTCTCCGTCCAAAGGATTAAGGGCCAGGTGTTTCCACCCGACCCTTTGATCCTATCACGGAATTTCGGTGCCGTGAACCCTCTGAAATCAATCGAGGGGATCGTCGTTGCCGTCACCTTCGCCGTCACCCGCTTCTTCGCCATCGCCGTCGCCTGCATCATCTTCAGCTTTCGCGGCCTTCTTCAGGTCACGTGCGGTTGGGACCGATTTGTCGTCGGCGCGCATCTTGTTGCGATACCAGTTGATCGAAGCCAGCGAGGTCTTCGCGTCGGGGAATTCAGCCTTCACGGCTTCCAGGGCTTCTTCGTTGGTCTTGCCGGCAGCGATTGCCTCCATGGCCACGGTGCCAACGCCACGCTTGGGCGCCTTGTCTTCGGTCTTTGCTTCGTCAGCCATTTGGCTTCTCCTTGGTTATGTTGGTGTCGGGTCCAATCTTGGAACTTCTGCAGCATACCGTTCCAGGGTGGGCATGTGGACCATCGTTGTGGACGTTATACCTCAATCCTGGCCAGCACTTCTTTCAGGCCGGTTCTCGCGACGTCCTCAGCGGTTTCGGCCTTGGGGGCAAGTATCTCGTCCAGGATATATTCGTCCACCCCGGGAGCAATGAAGTTGACGACTGGCACGTTCTGGCCTCCAACCTCCGTCGCTCTTTCGTCAGCCTGGAAGCGGACCACTGCGTCGGTGGTGTGAGAATACCAGATGATCTTGTCGGCGCCTGACAGGTTCAAGCCTCGACCACCGGACTTGGGGTGCCCGACCAGATCGTCATATTTGCTGTCCACCTTGTCGGGTGCAAACTCCTTCCTGGCGAGAGCCTTCTCAGCGTCTGTGCTCCGGCCGTGGTAGGTCAGGACCTTGCGGCCAGCGGCTTTAAGAGCAGCCAGAACCTGGTCCATGTCCCGACGGAAAGCGCACCAGACCACTGTCCGGCCGTTCGTCCTTTCCACTTCGTCGACCAGAGCGTCAAGCCGCGGATTGCCACCTGGGATGGTGTGCTCGTCTCCGAACTCGTCGACCAGGTAACCGCTCACGATCTGCTGGAACTTCACCAGGCCTGGAGGGTATTCACCCAGCGATATTTCCTCGTCGCCAATCTCAAGGATTGTGCTGTTCAAAAGGTCTCGGTAGGCGTCTTTCTGTTGATCGGTCAGGACGATGTGCCGCGGAACCACAACGAGGTCAGGCATGTCAGAAACGTCGCTTCTGAGCACAACGCTCGAGTGTTCGGCCATCCGCGTCTTCAGATCGTCAAGCCTCCGGTATTCCTTAAGCTTGGGATACTCTCTGCCGCCGCGGGTCTTCTTCTTCTCGTAGACCGCATATTCCTCCTTGAACTCCTCATAGTTCTCGAAGCCCAATGTCCGTTCGCCGAGCAGCTCATACTGGCTATATGCCCGGAGCGGACTGTTCTCCACCACGGTCCCTGTCAGGATGCGGTTGTGGGATACCTTCCTGGCCAACGCCCGGATCATCATCGTCTTCTTGGAACCAGGCGCTCCGAAGTCGTCGCTCTCGTCAACGACCAGCAGAATGCGACCTTTCTTCCGGCGGACAATGCGAGCCACCAGGTTGCGGACGTCTTTCCTGGTCACTGTCTCTGAGGCCAGGGCGAACCATGCGAGCCGATCCTGGTCCTTGAGCATCGCTTCTACTTTGAGCCAGAAGGCCTCGTGCTGTTCGTTCCAGGATTGGCGCTCGTATGCTTTGACCCGGGCTTCACCTTTGGAACCAGCGATTGCGGTTCGCCAGGCCAAGGCCGAGAAAGACACGGTGTCCCAATGGTGAGCAGGAAGCTCGCGGTCAATCCAGTTCTCATGAACCCCGTTTGGGGCAATGACAACGACGGCGGCAATCTCTTCAATGTGTCGAAGCCAGCAGGCCGTGTCCACGATAAGCTTGGACTTGCCTGTCCGCATCTGCCATAGGATCGCACGACGCTTCAGCTCCGCGGAGCGTTCAAACTCGCGGAGCTGATGAAAGAAGGGGAATGTCTTGAAGTCTGCGGCAATCGCCGCCCATACACTCATGGATCAATCCGGCGTCGGTTCCCAGGTTCCGTTGATCTTGGCGGTCAGCTCTTCATGGCGGCGAAGCCACTCGCGCCGAACCCACCAGGACCAACGACCCAGGAGCCACCAGGTCTTGACGCCGAGACGTTCGTGCTGGTCGATAGCCCAGGTGTTCCCGGACTGGTTCATAACTTGATCGCGCTCGTCGCGGAGGATCGCAGTGTCCATCCACTTGAGCCAATCTTGGAAAGGGTATTCCAGGCCAAACCGCTCGGCGGTCACCTTGTCGATGCCCGTCTCCACGGCTTTGAATTGCGGAATGTTCTGCTTGCACGGACGGGGCAAGTCGCCAATGTAGGCTTCGGCGTCGTCGTGGTGCAAAGCAGTCAGGGCTTTCTGCTCAGAGCCCCAGGGTTGCTTGAGAACCCAGTCGGACATGAGGCAGCAATGTTCTGCCACCGAATAGAAGCGACGAGTGTGGCCTCCATAGCGGCAAGTGCGGGATAGAGCCAGGGCCACATCGTTGACGTCGATCTGCTCGGGCGAGGGGTTCATGAATTGGAACCGAATGCCTGAGGCAGTTTCCATCCAATCATCAATGCGGTCCTGGTCCATCGGTTGGCTCCTTATGCCCGGGCTTGTTCAGCGCAGTGCTGGAATTGCTGCGGATCAGCCTTGAGGAATGCCATCAAGGCCAGGACGATGTGCGACGGCGGAGTGCCCGCTTTGCCAGCACGAGAACGCATCCAGCGCTTCGCCCGTTTGATTGCAACCTGGAGGGCTCTGCCTTCGTAGACCACTTCGCGGTCGACACGATCCTGCATCTTGCGACCCTGGCGGTCACGCTGCGGAATGAAATCGACGCCAGCCGGCCAGGGCTTTCTATGCACAAGCATGTAGCTGTCCTTCATCGACTGGGTGACTTCGGTCACAAGGTTCACGCGACCACGGTCGTCATTGACCGTCACGCTGGTGAGGGGATATTCGGGTTTGTTCGCTGTCTTTGTCATATCTTTGGTCTCCATCCATTTGACCTTCTGAGCATAGTCCAGAAACTTTTCCACTTATGCCATCACTTTTTTCAGTCGAGGGGGTTTACATGCCCCAGCGTTCGGCGTATCCTATTCTTATCAGCAACGGAGAATGACAATGAGCACCAACGCAACCATCTCAATCGCCCTCGACACCGGCAAATTCGCAAACGTCTATAACCACTATGATGGTCAGCCTGAGCGGATGCTGAAAGTCCTCGCCTGCTACACCGACGAGCAAATCCTTGCAGCCAAGGAAATTCGCTTCATGGATGAGAACGAGATTGAAGCCTTCGCTGATCCTCGTATGCCTCTCGTCAGCGACCGTCCTGAGAAGGTCAGCGGTTATCACTACGTCCGCAACGCAAACGGTGAATGGGAGGTCCGCTAAAACCAATCACAACGACTGAAAGGAAGGGCGCCTCAATGGCGCCCTTTCTCTATCAGAACATGCCTTCGTCGCGCATGAAGTTCTCGACCTTCGTCCAGTTGTTGCCAAGAGCGGCGAGAGGACGACGGGCTTCAGCTTGCTCGGCGAGGACTTCGTTCCACGTGTCCATGTCACGATATTCGTCGACGGTATCGGTGATGAGTTGATCGATCACCTTGGGCTCGAGGGCGTCCAGCTCCCAACTGTGCTTGCCGTATTTGGAAACGTAGGCAGCAGCTCGGCTGTCCGTCTCCTTGGCAGGGTTCGGTGGCGGAGCATAGTGCTCGACCTGATCCATGTTCAGAGCGATGCGTCGCACCTCTACACCTTGGTCCTCGGCAAACAGGCGGAGGCGGTCGGTGTTGTCGTCGGTCATGTTCAGCCCAGACGGGTCGTGGTCTGCGAGGTGGATCATGATCGGGTGCTTGCCATCTTGGATCGCCGATTGGAACCGGAGGCCAGCTCGCCACGCTTCGGAGGCTGACAGGTATCCCTTGCAAGCCATGTAGTTGACGTGGAGCCGGCTAGCAGGGCGAGCGATAACACCCTCAAGCGCCTGCTTCTCGACCCACACTTCGATGTAGGTGTCCTGGCGAGCCCACTGGTCAAACACCAGTTTCTGCTCGATGCCTGAGACCACGCGAGCCGGGTCCTCGACAGGGTTCACCCCGTAGACCGTCCGGCCCAGGTCATGAATTGCGTTCCAGTCCATGATCCCGGCTTCCCGGGCGTTCGTAATCAACCGGCCGAGGCGCTTGTATTGCTTCTCCTCGTTGGGTATCAGGTTCGCCTTGACGAATTGATAGTAGAGCTGGCGAAGGGTCAGCGTGTAACCCTGGGCACGAAGGTCCGTCAAGATTGCGTTGGCTTGGTCGACCGTCTTCTGCGCCGCCTTCTGAAAGCGGTGGTGACGGTAGCAGTGAAAGAATTCAGCCATGATAGGCTCCCCTTGATTGGTGTCTGAAATTACTGTGCCATGGCCAGGTCTCTGCGCATCCCATCATTTGCGATAGCGCTTGAACCTTTCAGCCTCTGCAACGATTGGACACCCTGCCGCCCATATCGGAAGGTCTGACATGAGGGTCTCGAATTCTTTCAGGTCTCCCTTGTCCTCGTCGACTTCGCAGACCAGTTCATCGTGCACCGACATGATTGGATCATAAGGACACCCTTCCTTGACGGAGTTGAGCATCGCCTCAGCCATGATGTCTCGAGCCACCGCCTGGGTGATGTTCTCGACAATCTTCCCGCCATAGGTCGCTGTCCGGACCCACTTCCTGGTCACGCCGTCCACGCTCATATAGCGGAGAGCTGGCTTGGTTTCGCCCCAGCTGGTTTTCGTCAGCTTGATCTGAGGATCACAGTAGGACATGCGACGGCCACTGGGCAACTCGCAATGAAGCCATTTTCCCTGCTTGACGTGGATCGTTCCAGCAAGCGCATCGACCACCGTCCGAGCTTCGGACATATACCACTTGACCTTGCCGCACTCAACCGGGTCCGAAGCCGTAAAGACTTCACGAGGCAGCTCAATTCCGTTGTCGTGAAGCTGGGTAAGCTCCTCCGGCGTCGGCAGGCTTTTGACCGCCTGGATTGCACAAGCCTCCTGGTCCGACCACATAGCCTTGACCTGGGGATAGCGAGCCCGGTATATGTCCACGGTGTGCTTCATTAGTGCCAGCTCGTGGACGATCTTTGCAGGGTCCTCTCGAGCCTCGATTAACCGACGGCGACTGCGAGCCGCTTGACGCTTCCGTGCAGAATACCGCTTGGCTTCTTCAGGTGTCATTTTGGACGGTGGAGTGTCCAGGCACAGCTGCTTGCGGACCCATTCTTCCGTCTTGTCCAGTTTCTCAGGGCCCATGATCCGGAGGACCTCGGCTCGTGAGAAGGTGATGCCATACTTCCGGCAGGTCAGGAGGAATGTCATGTAGCCCATTCCATAACCCAGTCCTAGAATGGCTTGCTTGCCAAACTGGCGACAACCTGAGTGAAGAGTGTAGTCCGGGTGCGTCCAGTCTTTTGCGATCTTTTTCTGGACCTCGAACCCATAAATTCCGGTCGCCATATCGCAATAGATGTCGTCACCACGGCGGAAGACACCGAGACCTTGCTGGTCGTCAGCTTCCCACAGGACGCAGCGGGCTTCGATCGCCGCATAGTCAGCGACCATCAGCTCCCGGCCTTCTTCAGCCAGGATAGCACCACGAAGGGCATGGCTGAGGAACGCCATCACATCGCCGTAGAGGGCGTGACACCAGTCCAGATCGCCGTCCAGGATCAGCTCAGCCGCTTCATCGAAGTCCTTGACGACGAGGTCCCGAGCAGGAAAGTTGTGGACCTGGATGCCTTTGCCAGCCCAGCGTCCAGTGCCGGCGCCGTGATACATCATGAGGTCCCGGGCTCTTTCGTCACCCTCCCAGGCCTTATCGATCATCGCGTTATATTTGCGGGTCGACGTCTTGTTCACGTCACGGACAATCTCCAGCACCCGACGCGCTCTGGCGCTCAGCTCTTCATTCTCAAGGTAATGCTTGAGGGTATCGGCGGCGGTGTCTGGTAGGTCCAGGTCTTCCTCTTCAACCAGCCACTCTTTGACGGCCGCACGCTTGGTGGCTGACGTGATACCAGTGAGAGCTTCCAGGATAGAGTTGAGACGCTTCCGCCATTCAGACGCCATGCTCAAGGCTTGCTTGGCCATGGTCAGATCGAACCGAGCTCCTCGCCAATTGAGCCATTGGTCCATCTTCCAGGTCTCAAGCTCTTGCTCGGACAATTCGGGCAGGCTGAGGCTAAGCGCGTGCTCGGCGAAAACGTCTTGCTTGCAATAATCCCACAGCCGGTGGAGGTCTTCCTCTGTCTCGTGATAGACGATCGGATAGCCAGGGGATTTGTAGGCAGGAGCACGGCCTTTGTGACCAGTGTCATGCATCCACTTTTCCATCTCAGCTTTGCGAAGCTTGCGCGGCTTGCACATCTTCAGCATCAGCTTCCGGCCTTCCATGTCCTTGTCAATCCCAAGGTCCATGGCGGCGACGGCTTCTTCCAGGCTACGAGGCAGGGACATTGCTGAGGCCTTCGCAGCCGAGCAACGCCACTGGTCCGGCTTGATAACCGGCCAACCGTAGCGAGGGATCATTATGTTGGTCCAGATGCACCGCTCAAAAAAGGCGTTGTGAGCTTCTACCAGCCCTCCCGCCAGGATGAACGCGAACAGGTCGACAGGCGCTGGACTTTCACCAATGAGAAATTCGGGGTGAGCCATGTGCCACAGTTTGACCTCAGTCTCACCAGGCAGGTGATAGGCCAGGCACATGGCCTCAGTCGCAGGGTCCAACGAATACAGGAACCCACCGCGCTTCTTGATGTCGGTCGGCGATCTGGTCTCGAAGTCAATGGTGGTTTGAAGCTGGCCTTCCTCGGCAATGCGAGACTTCCAGTAGGCAATCTGGTCCTCGAGTTTTGAGAACCATTCGAAGCCAACGTCGTTCAATTCGGGGGCAAAGTCAAAAGGCAAGGGCTACTCCTCGGCGCACTGGCTGCAAACGTCGTCGCCGTCGGGGCCTTCCTCGCACTCACCCATCTCGCACCACCAGCCGCAAGCCGCGCACAGGAAAGCGTCCTGGTCAAAGGCCTCCAGTATATCGGCCTCCTGCTCGTGGTCGGTAACCCAGTCGGGCATTCCGTCGCAGGTGCCAACCAGCTCGTCGTAGAGTTTGGATGAAAGTTTGTGAATGTCCCCGGTCGTTGGACCCATGTTGCTGCTCCGTCTTCAGTCTGGTTGTTGTGCAATACCTCGAGCATCCAAGATACCTTCGAACGCTGAAGGAACGTCCTTGTCGTCCAGTCGTCCGGCTTGCTTCATTCGCAGGAGGTCTCGAACCACATCGCGAGGGAACCCGCAGGCTTTGGCTTCTCGGAATGCCTGACCCTTGGCTTCGTTTATCTCGTCAATCTGGCACTCCAGCTCCACAAGCAAAGAGAGATACGCGCGGAGCTGGTCGTAGTCGCGATTGACGTTCACACAGGTTCGCCTTCAGGTGCTTCCTGGGCTTCAACGCCTTCGAAGGCATCGGGGAAGTCCTCCCGAATGTTCTCGATGGTGTCGCAGATCGCATGGCCACGGAAGGGGCCACGGACGCCTTGCATCATAAGCGAGGGCAGAAGGGTCCCAGGGATCGCCTCATTCATCTCGACGATGCGAGCTTGACAGGCTTCCAGGGTTTCGTAGGGTCCACGTTGGTCCTCGACACCAGTGCAAAACTGGACAGAGGCTGAGCAGACCATCACAAGAGCATAGAGCATTGGTTCATCTCCTTGGTTGGATGGATGCGATCAGCTTGCCATGACTGAGAGCTGATGTGGACCGTTGAGACAAAAAAGAGGGAGCCCGAAGGCTCCCTAGTTGACCACCAGCGACGGTGTGTTCTTAGCGGAGTGTCCGCATCTTGGTCGCTTCCACGTCAGTCTTCCATGTCTCAGGATCGACTTGAAAGCAGAAGGCGATTTGACCAACGAGGCGGAGCGAGAGACCATAGAAGCGGTCTTTGTTCTCCACGATGAATTCGAAAATTTCAGCGGCTTCCTCGTCATTCAGACCTTTTGACTTGAGCAGACCATCCTCAATCGCAACGTGGTGGATGCGAGTGATGAAGTCGTCTTGGGTCCGCATTCCAAGGTGCAGATAGAGAGAGCGGTCAATCAGTGCCTCAAAGTGAGGAGCCATTGGAGTGTTCTTGCGGATTGCCGCCTCGAAGTCAATGTTGGTGCAGAAGACGACAGAACCATCAAACTGGAAGGACTGAGGAATGCCATATTCGTCCATCCAATGGGCTTGCTTGCGGTAGGACACAATGCGACGTTCGCTGCTGTCAAGAACCGCCTTCAGAATGTTGAGGCAGGTCTCGTCACGGAACACGTCGTCACAGTCGTCCAACACAACGACGCCACCATTCCGCATATTCCAAAGGGCAATAATCAAACCAGGAGGCGTGATGGTTCCGCAGATCATGTCGTAGGTTGGCGACGTCTCGTCAAACTCGTCTTCAAGAGGGCTAACAGGATCACCAAACCGCTCATTGAGGACTTGTTCCACAGTGAAGGACTTGCCAAGGCCAGGAGGTCCTGAGACGATCAGAGCAGGAAGGTCACCGTCCGCAACCTTGAAAGCCATCCGCTCAAGAGTGTTGAAGCGGCGGCGGATACCTTCAGAACGCTCTTCCTCAGTCATTTCGGGAAGCTCTTCAGGCGCGAACTGAGCGGCAGGATTGCCGAGGTTCTGAGCGACTGCCGTGGTCTGCAGAAGGCCTGCTTTCTTGGCTTTGCTCTTGACACTCGAGACACTTGCTGCACTCGTGGTCGCTCCAGGAACCTGCTCGCGGACAAGATCGGCGATCTGGTCATTGTTGAGGGCAGGGTTGTTGTTTACGAGGTTGACGATCAGGTCGCTGATATTGGTCATTGTAGTCTCCGTGGTCGCTGGTTGTTTTTGTTTATAGGTATCTTATACGGGGTCCTATCCTGGTTGTAAACAGGGAAAACGATAAAATTGCCCACTCTTTTCTATTTACATCCCCAGCGTCTCGGCGTATCCTATGTATACTGTCAACCAGCGATAAGGAGAAAAGCATGACAGACTTCCAAGACCCTGAGCTTCGGCTCGACATCTTCCGGAAAGCCGTAGAGCTGATGGAAGAAGCCGGACTGGATGCCTCCCTGATGGAGGACTATTCAGGCCGGGCGATGTATGGGGCTCAAACCCCGGCAATCGTCTCAACAGAAGGAGGCCCGACTGTGGGCTACTTCATCACCGTCACAGCACTTCAAGCGGTTGGTGAGGTCCTTGAATTGGACCATGAGGTGGTTGATACCGTGAGGCTGTTGCTTCCCAAGCGGTGGGACAACCTTGCAATGAGCACCGTCTACTACTGACGACAACGGGCCCGCAGATTGCTCTGCGGGCCCTGACTGCCTCGCCGTGGACGGAGGGGAGCAGCGATCGGCGAGGCTGTTCGGTCAATCGAGCGGGTCTTCGTCCTCTTCCAGCCACGCATCATCCAGCTCGTCTTCGAAGTCAGCGGAAGCATCCGTCCGACCGTCGATCCGTTCGCCGTCGCGGACCTTCTGCAGGTTCATCAGACCGAGCGCAACGCCCTTGCCCTTGTTGTCGTAGGAATATGTCACGATCGTGGCCCGGTAGTAGGCGCCCGAGTAGACAGCATCCATCCCCACTTCGTTGGAGACGTCCTTTTCCTGCTCTTCCCACTTCTCGCGCTCTTCGTCGTTCTTCGCAATCGCCTTGCGTTCCTTGTCGACGACGCCAGGGCGCATCTTCGTGGTCAAGCTGGCAAACTGCAGGCCGGCTTCGAAGCCTTCCTTGTCGGCTTTCTCTTCGCCGTCGCGGATGCCCTTCTTGTAGTTCGCCGGCAGCTTGTCCCACGACTTCTTGAAGCGGGCTTTGCTCTCGTCGTCGAGGGCTTCCATGATCGCATCCCAGCGCTTCTGGTCTGCTTTGGAGAACTTCGACGGGTCCCAGATCGCCGTGATCCCATACTTGGGTTCGCCGGTCTTGTCGTCGTCGAAATATTCGGGGGTGAAGACCGTCTTGGTGAAAGCGCCACGGAAGACGGGAGTGAGGTATTTTACGAGTTCAGCCATTAGTCTGGCTCCTTTTCAATTGCCCAGATTACCCTCTGGACGCAGGTTGCTGGATTACCCTCCAGGCCTGGGTGCCGGCTTACCTGCCGAGCTCGAGCACCTTGGCACAACTCAGATGCCAAGGCGACCGTTGTTCAGCGTCCAGGCTCGGCCGCTTTTTGAAGCTGCATGGCTTGGCCAAGCGCATCGTCAAATGCATCGTGAGGCGTCAGGCCAGTCCAGTCAATTTCGGGAGCTCCACCAGTGGTCTCGAAGATCGTGCGAGAACAGCGGGTCAGACGGTGGTCCCAAGGCGGCTCGACACCGTGACGGGCAAACGCCGAATGGAGAATGGCAATGTCGAAGTTGGAAGGCTTCGCCCAGATACCGCCGATTGCATCCCAGCCCAGGCCGTGGGCTTCCTGGGGCCAGTTGATGAAGTCGCTCAGGGCGTCAGCCAGGAGAACGCCTTGCTCTTCGAGAGCTTTCCCGACGCGAGCTGCGTGAGGCTGCTGGAGCCACCAGGCAAAGGTGCTCGTGTCGATGGAGCCTTGACCATCCTGGAGCAGAGTGAAACGGTTGAAGGGTTTGTCGTTCAGAATTTTCCCGCCATTTACGGGCTCGAACAGGACGGCACCGATCTGGATGATCGCCGCGTCAGGCCGGGTCGAGAGGGTCTCGAGGTCCAACATTATGTGCATTTGGTTTCTGCCTTTCTTTTTGCTACCATGTATTCCGCCAGGAGCTCGATGTGCCGGCGACAGGTGTAGTTCCCCGTCCCAGTCAGCCGGCAGTCATTGAACTCCATCTCTTCGTCCCGGATCACTGCAAGCGACCGGGTCTCCATCTTTCCGTTGTGCATGGCGACGAGGCGCTGAGCCGCGTCGACCAGTAGCTTGGGTCGCTTCATGCCCACGCCTCCTGCTCATAACGCCCCAGGTTTTCAGTCACAATGCGGTGGAGCAGGGACGCCACATTGCAGTTTGTGGCCAAGGCCAGGTCTTCAAGCCGCTCGGTCAGCTCCGGCGAGGTCTCCATGGACAGGAAGCCTCCGTCAGGTGTGAGGACTTTCACGGTCTTGTTCCAGCGGTATCCCTGACCCCAGACGGTTTCGATCGCATCGGGCGAACCTACCTTCAGGAGCTTGGCCCGGACCTTACAGATGAAGACGTCAATGATCTTCACCTCCGGTTCGTCCATGCCTCCATATAGCTCGGTCAGGCCGGCTTGCTTGGTCAGAATGCCTCCCTTCCGGCTCATGACTGCTACCAGCAGTGCGAGCTCCTTGTTGGTCAGGTGGGCTTCTCCAAAGTCCGACGACAATGTGCCATCGGCGTTTAGGGTGATTGTCGTGTCAGACATTGGTCTGCTCCTCTATAGCTTCCTGGTTCCATCTTGGGCAATGTCCAGATCATCGGACACCATCGAAGGGGCAACTCCGACCGCCATCCGGCGAACCCGACCTCTGCCTCCAGTGCGTAGCTCCAGGCCTTCCTCTCCGCGAAGCCAATGGACGAACTCAGTCGCGTCAGACTGATCGAACCCCCAGAATTCGCAGTGCTCCTTGTAGGAATGCCAAAGCAACCGGACCGGCGTGACCAGGAATGGACCGCGGACCAGCGTATTGGACCAGGATGAATATCCGCCACAGCTCACTTCACTTTTTCCTCTTTGGCAGGAGGAGGCGGCATGAATGGATCACACGGATCATCCACTTTGCCTGGAGGCGGCGGAGGGGTATGTTTCGGCGGTTCCTCATTCGGCTGCGACACCCGCAAGCTCCTCTCGTTCCAGGAGGCCAAAATGGTTGACCTGCTGAAGAGCGACCATGAGAACGACCTTTGCGGATCGTGCTGGCCATACAAAGTCCTTCTCGATTTGCTCGAGACCGCGATTGCGGTGCAAGAACTCATAGAGCAGGTCGAACATCTCTTTCCCGAGGCGTTTCTCCAGCTCGACGATAAGCATCAGCGTGGGGCTCCCCTTGCCATCCAGCTCGGCCTGGTGCATCAGGTTGCGGAGGGTCTGAGCCGTTGCAATCTCGTTGGAAGTGATATTGATGGAATTGCGCCTGGACAACTGGATGAGCTTATCGATCGGCTCATTGCCCCAGGCTTGCCGGGTATAGCGCTGCTTGTGAGCGACAGGCTTTGATGGCTCGGGCTCTTGGACAACTTGAAGGTTCTCCACCTTGCCCTTGACAATCGGCTTCTCCGGGACTTCGGTGAGCGCCCGGTCGGTGACTTTGTATCGACGGACCCGAGAGCTGCTGCGCACCAGGATGAGCCCGCCGGTGGCGATCCAGGCGAGGGCAACCAAACGTTCGGTCCGGCGCATGACTTCGTTATCGACAAAGACCCCGGCCATGCAACCGTCTGTGACCCCGACGAGAGCTTCATCCTGGACCAAAAGCAGAAGGTTCCGCTGCATCTCCATCGTGACGTCCACGGTGTTGGTGCCCAGGGCTTCATAGGTGACAGACCGGTCGATAGGTTCCTTGCGGTCCCAATACTCGGCCAGCTTCGTCAGGATAACGCCCCAATCGGGATTGTCCCGCAGGTCTTCAACCCGGCGAATTTGGCGGAGGATCGTAGAAGGCTCCCGGTCAAACCGGCGAGCAATCTCGCGCATTGGCATACTGTCCACGGTGTGGAGAATATAAGCCTCAATGGCTCGGGGGTTCAGAAGGTGATTTGTCATGGCTCCTATCCTAAATCATCTGGGAAATCACCAGCTGCCAGCGGTTCGCCCATATAGGCGTCTGACACGACGATAACCCGCTCCAGAATAGCATGTCGGTTCATTGCGGCCATGTGTGCCTCTGAAGCCGCGACACCCAATTCGACGGAGAGCCAGCGATACGCAGCGGACCGGGTCATTCTGCCCGACTGCCATATCCTGTCAAAGGCCTTGTGGGCTTTCGCCTTCAAAGCGCGAGTGACCCGGGGATTGTCCCCGGGCCGGAAGTCCTCCAGGACCGCGTCGGCTTCGTCCCACATGCGATCGAAAAAGCCGTCAACAATCTGATCGGCAATCTCACCCATGGAAAGTGATCCCGTGCTGCTTGGCGATCATCTTGGCTGAGGTGTTCTTGCCCCGTCCCTTGTAGATCGCTCGCAGGTTGTTCAGCATCGCCTTCTCGGCCTGGACGAAGAGCTTGTCTTGCTCCTCGACCGGGTCGTCGAAGTCGTCCAGCTCGGCCATGAGATAGACCGAGGCTTCGGTGCCTTCATATTGGGCAGTATTCACCCGGCACTTGATGCTGCTGGAGATGGTTTTGACTTCAGCCATCGTCGTCTTCCTCGACCATCGCTTTGGGCGTCGGTGCTTTCTTGGCCTTGGCCTGCTTCATCTCGAAGTGGTCCAGGGGCATCTCGTGCCAGCCGAACATCAGCTGCTCCAGGTCGGTGACGTCTTTCTTGCCAGCGCATTCATTCGGCGACCGGGCGTTGACGTCCGTGAACTGGACTTCGAGCGTGTGCTGCAGATCGCAGGGACGGACCAAGGCGCTGCAGCCTTTCAGCTGCTCGACGGGACCGATATACTTGGCTTGAGTGGGGTTTGTCATTCTTCTATATCTCCAAAGTCGTCAGCAGCTTGATCGGGGGTAACCGCATCGCGTCCATCGCTTTCCGGAACCATCGTCAATCCGCCTTCAGGTTTCCACAAGAATTCTTCTTCGAACTCCTTGCGCTTTTTGGCCGGCACGGCCTTCTCGATCTGAGGACCAGTCCGCATCGTTGGCTTGGACGGTGGGTTCATGACCTTCTCAGGTTTCACACCATAGTGCTCAATCAGCTTCGCCTGGACCGCTGCTTCATCCAGGTCGGGCTTCCAGGTCCGATTGCCCGCCTTGCGGACCATCTTATAGCCTGGGACGTCCTCGCCTTTCAGCAAGCGCTCTTCCGCGATCGCCGCAGCTTTCTTGAGGAAGCTCTCGATGAAGCCTTTCCAGGGCAGGATCATTGCGATGTGGTTCGGACCCATTGGAGGTTCCAGCTCCTCAGCCTCGTCGGCGAAATCCATGCCAGCGACTTCTTGCACCTGACCGCGAGCCGCAGGGCATTCGTTCAGATGTGGGCACCAGTTGCAATGCGCACCGTCCTCGCCAACCGACAGGAAGCCAGCGTCGAACAGGGCTTGCCGAGCCTCTTCGATCGTGAGCATCTCGTCGGCGTCGCGCTTGTAGTTGTGGGCTTGCTCCAGGACCAGGCGGGCTTTGTCCACCCGCTTACAGGCGGCAACCAGCTCTTTGCGGAATGCAGCAAGCTCATTGGGCTTCAGCTCTTCCCAGGACATACCGCCAGGAGGCGCTCGGTGGTGGCGAGGCTGGCCGATCGTATAGCGATAGTTGGCATAGTCTCCAATTTCGCCATCACCTTCGACCGCACGTCCGAGAGTGTAGGACCGGAGCTGGAGGTTTCCCTTGACCGGAACCAGGACGCCCGTCCCGTTCTTGTAGTCGACGAGCTCCATCAGGTCTGGCCAGGCGTCAATGGTGACGTCAGCCGTTCCGCCGGTATCATCGCGCTCAGGCAGGGGGTTGACCCGACCTTCAAGCTTCAGGTGCCCACGCTTCACGGCGTCGACAGAGATGGAATACGGGACTTCGTCGCCAAAGCCTGTTGTGTCGTAGGCTGACGGAAACAGCTCGACGAGGCGCCAGATCACATAGTCAATGAAGGTGGTCGTTGCTTCGATCATATCGTCGTCGACCTCGAAGACCACACGTCCGACCTGCTTGGGCCACTTGGCTGTCTTGCCCAGAATGACCGTCTCTTCCTTGTCGGTGTCAGGGTGCTTTATCTCAATCAACCGATCGCGGTATGCGTCGGGAGAGACACCTTCTTCCAGGCAGCGCTCAATCAAAGCGTGGGCACAAGTGCCGAGCTGAGCTGCTTCTCCCGACGGGTCGTCGTAGGGAAACATCTCCTTGAGAGCGATTGTGCCTGGACAGTTGAACCAGTCTTTCGTTTGAGAGGCGCTGAGCCTTGCGTGCCATGCCATCTAGTGTTCTCCTCCGTCGAATAGGTGCCATACTAATGCGCCATCTTGCACGGTCCCGATGAAGGACTGAACCCCTGAAGGCAGATCATGGCCTGTCCCGATAAGGCTCAGGTCTCGCTGCATCTTGGGAGCGTCAGGGTGGACAGAAGCCCAAAGCGTTGGGGCTCCGTTCTGCATCTGGATTGACAGCGGAACCGAGCCAGCTGGCATCACGACCATTTGGTGCCGTTCGGCCCTCAGAGGGAATTTCCAAATCTGCATCAGTTCATCTCCTTTGGATCAATAGCAGGTAGGTCGAATGAGAACGTCGCCCAATAGAGCCAACGTCCGTCGAGAGGTTGGCGCAGCTGGACAAAATCCCGCAACTGCCAACCCTCTTTGATAAGCTGATCCCGAAGCTCAATCATCTCCTCCAGCTTGTCGGCGTTGTAGGTGCGAAGCTCGGTCCGGGTATCAAGGCGCACAGCCATCAGCGAACCGCCTCCACGGAATAGGAGCACACTCGCTCTCCAGCACGAGGAGCCTGGAACAACTGGCGGGAATTGAGACGAGCCCAGGCCCACGCAGTATCGTAGTCCTTGAACGGCTTTCCGACGATAGTGCGCCGGTAGCTTCCGTCAGAATTGCGCCGAGCAGGCTTGTAGCTCTTGGTCACGCAGTAGGTGCGAATTGGGGGATTGTCGATGCGATCGCGAGCAGCTTGGTGGCGTCTGCAAAGCCGTCCGCCTTCCAGGGCTGGGTGCTTGCAAAGCCTGGTGCAATCGCTTTCATGCGGATCGGGCACTTGGGCGTCACATTGGAACCGCCCACTTGTTGTCTGGGGTCTCTTGGCCATGGCGTTTCCCTCCGTCCTGGCAGTTGATGGGTGTCTGGCAGCGGTCGGGGTCGCTGCCAGACAGGGCGGTCGTCACCCGCAAGCAGCGATCACGTCGGCGTATTTTTCTTCCGCCAGCTCGGTGATCGACGCGGCACCATGGTCCTTCAGGATCGTGATCGCAGCATCTTTGCCTTCCAGTGCGGCGTAGTCCTTCAGAGCGGCTTTGACGTCTTCGCGGGTGACAGAAGGCTCTTCGTCCTTCTCGTCTTCTTCCTTCTCGGCTTCTTCCGCGGCGGCTTTCTCTTCAGCCTCCTTGGCAGCAGCTTCGTCGGCCTTCTTCTTGTCAGCCGCGGCCTTGCGCTTCTTGGCGGCTTCAGCCTTCTTGGCTTCTTCCTCCGCAGCAGCATCGGCCTCGGAAGTGTCGGGCTTTTCGTCCGGCTCCTTGGTCGTCGCTTTTGCCGGGACAGTCGCGCCTCCGGTCAGCATGTTCACGAGAGCCTGGACGTCCTGGACGTCCTTCTCGTTGGTGGTATCGAAAGTGACTTGCATGTGGTTTTCTCCGTTCCATGGTCGGGTTGATTTAATAGGGTCAGCATGAACCAAAAGAGCTGAGAGGAGAACCGTCGTTCAAAGCCAGGGCCAATTCGCTAGTTCGCTTTCGCATTATATCCGGGCAGTGTCGTCTTCGGACAACGACGGATAAGGAGGGCCATCGACTTGGACCCAAAAACTGACCCTGGGCAGCTGAAGCCCTATCTTGCTGCTGGGATGCAATTGATACCATTGCACCACCACACAGACGAAGATGAATACAAAGGAAAAAAGCGCAATCGAGGCAAGTCACCTGTAGACAAGAACTGGATGAAGCGGACATACAAGTCCGACATTCAGGTCGACTATATGGAAGAGGGCTTCAACGTGGGTGTCCGGCTCAGCGCTGGTGACCTGGTCTTGGATATTGATCCGCGTGGTTTTCCTGAAGGCGAGACGCTCGCCACCGACAATCCGTTCAAGCGGCTCTGCAAAGACGTCGGCCTGAACGTTGATGAATTCCCGCGGGTCGAAACTGGCTCTGGCGGTCTCCACATTTATATGAGCAAGCCCGAAGACGTCTCCACACGAGACAGTCTCAACGACCAATATCCAGGCGTCGAGTTCAAGTCGTTTGGTCGCCAGGTCGTTTCCGCTGGCTCAATTCACCCAGACACGAAGCTCCCTTACTCTTGGGACTTCCTCTATCCGGAGCTCGACGAGCTCGGGACCCCCTCCGCTCCTAAGCTGCTCATAGACCTTATCCGTCGTCCAACGGGGTCTGCGGCTACGGGTGGAGGGGAACATGACCAGGAAGAGCTAGCCGAGATGCTGGACCAACTGGACCCTGAGGACTTCTCAGACCATGACAGTTGGCTCACCTTGATGCAAGCCTGCCACCACGCGACAGCTGGCGATGGACGCCAGGAGTTCATTGAGTGGTGCACTCGCGATCCGGAATATAGCGACCACGGCACAATCATTGGTTTGCGGTGGGACAGTCTCCACGCAGACGCTGAGGGTGCTCGGGTCACTTACCGGACACTCCACAAATTTATGCGTGACAAGGGGGTCGGTGAGCTGATCCCTCGCACACCAGCAGCGGATGATTTTGATGACCTTGATCCTGATGACCTACCTGACGAGGCGTTTGATGAAGAGACGCCAGAGCATGAGAAAAAGGGACCACTAGAAAAAATGAATGACCGCTACTGTGCGGTCATGGATGGTGGCAAATTCCGCGTGATGTGGGAGGTGCTTGATCCTGATAGTGGTGACGCCAAAGAAGGCATCGCACCTCGGAAGTGTTGGGTCTCTGCGACGAAGTTCGACTTTCAGAGCTTCCTGGCCAACCGTCGGGTGCAGCAAGGTGACCGGGCCGTGCCGATCGCTGAGGCCTGGCAGGAATGGGGAGGTCGTCGCCAATACAACGGCGTGATCTTCGATCCTGAGCGGGACCACAAGGGCTTTCTCAATCTGTGGACCGGCTGGGCTGTTACACCTACGAAGAAAGACGACGGCTGGAGCTACCTGAACGAACTGCTGTCTGACGTCCTTTGTGACGGCGACGAAGCGGTCTACGAATATGTGATGAACTGGGCGGCATATATGATCCAGCACCCTGGTTCGCCTGCTGAAGTCGCGATCTGTTTCCAAGGTGGCAAAGGCGTCGGCAAAGGCACCTGGTTCCGCACCCTGGCTCAACTGGCTGGACGTCACGGAATGCAGATCACATCATCCGAGCACTTGACTGGTCGCTTCAATGACCACCTGCGCGATTGCATCTTCCTCTTCGCTGACGAAGCGATCAAGGCTTATGACAAAGATGGTGAGAGCCGACTGAAAGGGCTTATCACGGAACCGACCCTGGTCTATGAAGGCAAAGGCAAGGATGCCAAGCGAGGCAAGAACCGGCTCCACGTAGGAATGGCATCGAATGAGGATTGGTTCATTCCGATGGGTCTTGAAGGCGAACGTCGCTTTCTGCTTCAGCGGGCAAACCAGAATAAGGTCGGCCAGCATTCATGGTTCGAGAAGCTCAATGACCAGCTCAACCAAGGTGGTCGCGAGGCATTGCTCTGGGACCTGATGAAGCGTGACATTTCAGGCTGGGCTCCTCGGAAGCAAATCCCTACAAGCGCCGCGGCGATTGAGCAGAAGATTATGGGCATGGGCCCAATTGAGCAATGGTGGTTCGACCTGCTCTACCAGGGCAATCTGGACTTCGAGGCCTGTGACGAGCAGAGCAAGTGGGTTGACGGTCCGGTCCGTGTCTTCCGCGAGGATATTCAAGAGAGCTACGAGAACCACTGCCGCCGCAATGGCATCCGTCCGAATAGCATGGGCAGAGGCATTGACATGATGTTCACCAAGAATATCAAGAACTTGTGCCCTGGTATCAAGGACAAGCAGAAGGCCCGACCGATGGAAGGGAGCGTTTTGAAGCGTCTCGGTGACGGTCGCGCTTGGGCGTATGATCTGCCGAAGCTCGAAGAAGCTCGAGACAGCTTTACCCGCTTCTTTGGTGACAGCTACAACTGGCCTTCGGTTGACGATCAAGAGTTCGCCTCTCCAGAGTTCCCTGACGATATGTAATGACGGGATGCGATAAGCCCCTTCGCACCTTAAGGTGGAGACATCTTAATCACGGAGGACCTGGCCATGGCTAGCAATATCGATCCCGTCCCTGGACGCCTGATGGTGGAGACCAGCACGACGACAACTTCCAAACATGAGGCGAAACTCTCTGGCGCAGCAATTCGCCGGTTGCTCGCTCTTCCCAACGACGCTCACATCAAGGTGACGGTGCCTGGTGGTGGCGACTGGTCCGGCATGGACCTTGACCTGGACAGCGGGACAACCCTGGACATATCGTGGGAGACAGTCAAATGAGCCCCCGCAACTATGTAGAGCTGAGCATCTTCAAGCGAGCCGCTGACCGTTGCGACGGATACCTGACCCGCTACGGTCTCGAGGTGACCTGGTCCCTAACGCCAATCGGCATGAAGCTCGTCGCGTGCTTTGGTGCCGACAAGTTCGAGCGCTTCGTTGGCTGGGATGAGATTGCCCAGGCGAACTTCGACATTCTGGAGCGGACTGAGCAAGCAGCGCTGGCAGGGCTTTCGTCATGAGTGGCCCTGTATTCGTATTCGGCTCCAACCTGGCTGGCAAGCACGGAAGAGGTGCTGCTCTCTTTGCCAAGCAATTCAAAGGCGCCCAGCAAGGTGTCGGTGTTGGACGGACTGGCAACGCCTACGCTCTGCCCACCAAGGACGAGAAGCTTCGTGTTCTTCCTTGGTCTCGGGTTGAGCAAGAGCTTCGGACCTTCCGGCAATATGCCAAGGATCACAGTGACGAGTGGTTTGAGCTGACGCCTGTTGGCACTGGCTTGGCGGGGCATCGCAAGAAGGTCCTCATAAAGTTCCTGCGTGGATTGCGCTTGCCGCCAAATGTGCTTTTGTCTCCTTCGTTCTTGGAGCCAGGGCCGTGACTGTTGACGCCAATCTTCGCACTGACGACGGGCGGGTGGTCATTCGCACCACTCGCTACGTCTCTCACCGGGCGAACAGGGGAACACCCTGGACGTCTCAATTCTCTCTTAATCTGGAAGACGCCACGAAACTCCGTGACGAGCTGAACGGTCTGCTGAACTTCATGGACAGATTGGACGGAAAGGATGTGCCTGATGCCTGAGCTAAGCATAGACCTGAAAGCCCGCCAGGTCATTATGGCGAGCTGGCTCTATTACGAGATGAATGTCAGTGTCATGCCCGATGCAGAATTCGATAGCCTCTGCCAGCAAGTCGCCGCTGAGCTGGAATGGTTCGATGCAATGGGTGAATGTGGCATCTCGCCTATTCGTCGTGTGCAGCTCGGCGAGCCTGATGCTCTGAAAGCCTCAGGACACCACATCAAGGTCACTCAGGCTTCGATCGGCGGCGCGGTCGCATGGTATAATTACAGACGCCGCCGAGCGTTTATGAAAGAGCCTGACCTTACGGGCTTTGAGCCGGTCACCATCCCGGAATTTGACGAACCGGTGCTGATGCGAGGGCTGCTGGGATGATGAGGTCGGCCGGCTTTGGGCGCTGGAAAGTTTTATCGGATTTTATGCAATGAGGGGGTTTACATGCCCCCTCGTTTCGTTTATCCTATACCTATCAACAGCGACAAGGACCAGCACAATGACTACCTCTTATGCACCCATTATGGACGCCTCTGAAGACCAGGTTGTCGTCCACATCACTCCCACCGACGCCAAGAAGTTCATCCAACGAATTCGCAAAGTGTCCTTCTTCGTTCGCACCTCCGTTGACCTCTACACGGAATTTGACGAAGAGACAGAGCGAGGCACTCGGGGCTTCATGGACATGGGTGGCAATGTGCCTATCTCGATGAAAGTCGCCGTGAAGATGATGGACGACATGATCCGCTTCTCCTCAATGAAGGCTGAAAAGGATGGGGTTGAATGCAAAGTGCAGCTGACCCGCCTTGGACAATGCCTCTTTATCGGCTGATTGACTGACACTGCTGCAAGGCGAATAGGGGGTCTCTTCAAGGGACCCTCTAGTCTTTTTCGGCGAGTGGCACCGAAATGCTGCATACTGGAACCACTCGCTTTTTCGGTAATCGTCGCCGAAAAGCAGTCTGTATGCGTGAGCTTTTGGTTTGTATAGCGTGGAGAAAGCTCAGCTATACGGATTAAACGCAGCAAAAACATACGCTTAGGCCTGTCTGTATAGCTTGTATAGCTTGTATAGCCTCGGTGGTCCTTACGCGCGTGCGGAAATTCCCTTATAGGAACCAATAATAGATGGGGATACTCCTTGCGTAAGAACAACTTAGGCTATACAAATTATACAAGCTATACAGACTATAGTAACTATCTGAAATATAAGCAAAAAACCCGTATGGCTGAGAAAACTGTAAGCTATACGAGGCTATACAAGGGGCAAAGTCGCCGAAAAGAGCTGTCAGAGCGGACTGACAGAGGCTCGACAACCTGGACCACTGGAGGTGCGACGAAAATACGCCGAGTTCCTTCCCTCCTCGTCTGTCGGTGGGTCCCATCGCACGTGATGCGCGCATAGTCCAAACCTGACAAGGAAATAAGCCATTGTTTCGATGTCGTTGCCGAAACGCCAGCGCGGAGATATGATGGTATTCCCGAGAAGGGGGACGGGTTAATCTGGACCTATCTCAAACACAGGAGCATCGAGATGAACACCAACACAAAAACCCGCAAGGCCCACGAGTTCGTGACCAAGGAGGGCGTGGCATCGATCCGCGTCAACCCAACACGGAAAGGTCCAAACCTGGTCCGAGTGACCGGCTCGCTTCCGAAGTGCACCAACATGGAGGGCTGCGATATGTTCATTCAGCTCTATAAGGGCACCCACCCTGGCCAGGCCATTTTCGCCATCCGCCAGCTCTCCAAAGTCTCAGCCTTCTACGACAGCAAGAACAAGAGCTGCCGCCCGGAGGACCTGGTGGAGTTGACAATCCATTCGGACGGTGACTTCGAGGTCATTCTCCCTGAGCACCACCGCCTGGTTGCACGCCTCCAGGACGTCGCAGGCCTGGACATGTTCAGCGCCAGGACCAAGTGTGCCTTCAAGCCGAAGTCGAAGAGCGCCACTTTCTATGCTCCTCAGCGCTCTGACGTCAAGCCCTATCGCGGGGGCATCGGTGAGGACCAGGAGCCTCCCGTCCAGGAAGCTCTCCAATTGGATATTCCGACAGAGCCCACAGTCCAGCCCGAGGTCAAGCCCGTGTTCAACAAGGTCAGTGCTAGCGCGCAGCTCAAGAAGCTTCTCGCTGCTGAAGAGGCAGAATGGGCTGGGGTTATCACTCGCCAGGCTTTCCGCACCATCGCCGAGGAGGTCCGTAATGGATAATCGCGTCAAACCAGTCAGCGCCTCGAGCAAGATACCTGCCCGGGCCAAGAAGCCCATCGGACCGGTCTGCCTCAAGTGCGGCGGATACGGCTACACGCAACCCAAGTGGAAATCAGGACCTCGGCCATCGCGGACCCAGTGCTTCACCTGCAAGGGCAAAGGGAGGATTGGCGGATGACCCCGACAGGACGTAAGACCTCCAGGCCCGAGCCTCAGCCCGTGAAGCTCCGTGACGTGGAGACCGGGCTGCATCCGCTCGCTGAGGTGGACTATTCGCAGATTGAGCGTCGCGTCCTGGTCCTGGGTGGCAGAGGCCATTCGAAGACCCCGGCCATGCTGGCGCGGATGGAAGCAGAGGAGGCCTGCATCAAGCAGGCCTTCGCTGTCCCCGCCGAGATGCTCGGAACAGAGGCACAAAGCCCATTGACAGGGCAAGAGCTTCAGGCTATCATGGAGACACAGCCCGAGTTCCGCGAGAAGCCCGCTCGGTCCAAGCCACCTAAGAACCCATTCGCGGAGGGTTCCATCAAACGGTATACCAAGTGACCTGCTCAACAGCCGAACAGCTCGAAGCCCTGGCCAAGCGCAAAGGCGTCCCGTTCCTCCCGATCGAGGAGCGCGACGTCCGATGCGGATGGGTCCGAACGGAGTGGGGCCGATATGTCACCTGGGAAGAGATGGAGTATATGAATGACCTGGCAGACTGACCACAACAAGGCTCTCAAGGACGCTCTGACCCACAAGACGGCCGTCCTGTCGGACTGTGGGGCCTACCGCTACCGGCTCGGCCGCGAATGGGGTCCAGGCTTCGGCACGACCTATGGCTTCATCGGCGTGAACCCTTCGACGGCTGATGCGGATGAAGAGGACGCTACGACCAGGAAGTGGCGTGGTTTCGTCGAGAGATGGGACGGTGGTGGCTACGAGGTCGTCAACCTGTTTGCCTACCGAGCAACTGACGTGAAGCAGCTCAAAGCCGCTGAGGACCCTTTTGGTCCTGATAATGGCATCCATATGAGGCGCTTCCTCGAGGAGGTCGATGTGATCGTCCCGTGCTGGGGCTCTCTCGCCAAGGTGCCAAAGGAGCATCACGAATACGTCCGATACACCCTAGCTTGGCTCAGAGCTGGACGTGCCGGCAAGCCCATCAAACATCTCGGCTTGACCAAAGGGGGCGACCCGAAGCATCCACTTATGCTACCTTACTCTACGAAACTGGAGGACTTCTGATGCAAAGCGACTTGCTTGATGAAATACAATCCTGGGTATTGAGCGTATACGGGGATGAGATACGCAGAGAAAAAGGCTTTTCTTCTGATGTGATTATATCCTATGATGAAGCTGATGAGTATATCGACGCTCAGTCAAATACTTGGCTCCTGTCAGCCATTGACACTGTGAGGAACCTATGACAAGGATCAATTGCGTGCCCGTCGAGGAGCTGACCGGTCCCCACCTGGTGGCCGAATACCGTGAGCTCCCTCGGGTCTTCAAACTGATGCGTGCCGCTCAAGCTCGAGGCGAGCGGATTGACGATCGGCGCAACCCGACGGAATACGTCCTGGGAACTGGTCATGTCCGGTTCTTCTACGACAAGGGGCTCTTCCTGCTCAAGCGGCAGAAAGCGCTGGTTGCCGAGATGCAGCGGAGGGGCTACAATCCAAGCTATACCGACCCAGCCGATCTACTGCCCGACGGTCTCGACGTCTGGCGCATGATGGACTGGACACCTGACGAAAACGCCCTGGCAATCAACCGGGCACGTATAACCGAAAGGCTAGAAGCATGACAATCCGTAATCCAATAATCAAGCCAGAGCACCTCTTGACCGCCGAGCAACTACGAGGAGAGGACAACCTTCGGCCATACCTCTGGTCCATCCGCCTGTCGTGTGCCTTCGTGGTTCTCCTGGGCCTTGCAATGATCTGGGGCTCCGTGTTACTCTGGGTTCATGACCGAGCAGCTCAGTCGGCTTGTGAGAGCATATCGGAGCAAGTCCGGTTAAATGACGGTTGCCAACAATAGGCCTTAATGGCATTTTAAGCTCCGAACACTAGCAGGAGTTTCTGGGCAATGGCCGGCACAGTAGGATTTAAGGGATATGGGGCAGTTCTTCAGATGGTCAAAGGGGGAAGCGCCTCCTTTGATGTGCTGTGGACAACTGGAGCCTCAAATGATCCGCTAGTCTATACGGGCTGGACCCTCGAAACATACGACGAAGAGCAGGTGCCAGCTGGTGCGGTTGTTCTCACGCCTGTTGATGATACAGCTGGCACATTCAAAATCGCCCTCAACTTTAGCGCTGATTGGCCCGCTGGTCGCGTGGCCAATTTCCAAGTTCGGCTAACTAAGACCGGGGAACAGCCTATGGCGACACCGAATTTCTGGGTTGAGGTGATCGAGTAATGACCAACCAGGTTCAAGCAGTAGCGTCTAGTATCTTCACGGTCAGCGTCACACAGGACCAGGATGGAGGTCAGATAGTAATATCAGAGCCTACCAGCTCCAGGATCAATGTGAGCAATGCTGCAGGAGCACCGGGAGCTGATGGAGCGCCGGGAGCAGATGGTGCTGATGGTGCTGATGGTGCTGATGGTGCTGATGGTGCTCCTGGTGTTGGAGTGCCGGCAGGAGGAACAACTGGCCAAGTGCTGTCGAAGGTGGATGGGACAGACTACAACACAACCTGGGTAACGGGAGGCGGAGGCGGGGTTCCTGCTGAGCACGACCATATCAATACTGAGGTTACTGGGTCTCTCACAGTGTCGGGGTCCTTCTCAAGCCCAGGCGTGGGTTCAAATTCCTTGAAGTTAGGGGTAAACTCACAGTCTGACGGGTTTCGGTCTGTCGCAGTAGGAGACTATTCGGAAGCCCCTGCCCTATACACGGTGGCAATTGGCCGTGGAGCCTTAGCATCTGACAATGGTGCAACCTCCATCGGACAGGGGGCAAATGGCTCAGGGCAATACTGCGTGGCCATTGGGCAAGCCGCTGCTGCTTCTGCAAACTGGGCTGTTGCCGTCGGACGCGCTGCATCAGCTTCTGACATTGGGGCAATTGCCATTGGATATGGCGCTGATGCAAGTCACAGGGGCAGCTTGGCTTTTGGCCGAGATACTGCAACAACCCGCCAGAACCAGATTGTCATGGGCTCTACGATTGCGAACTACGATATTCGCGAAGTGGCTATGGGGCTTGGTGCTGAGAACTACCGAGCGAACCTATATGGGGGCGTTACCCTACGGGCTACAGATGCAGAGTTGACTGACAACGACGGAGCAGACCTTTACATAAGACCTGGGGCTCCAACAGGGGCCGGGATAGGAGGCACACTGAGTTTGCAGACAACTCCGTCCGGGGCCTCAAGTGACGTCCTTGGAACACCAGTCGACCGGATAACCATTCTGCAAGATGGTTGTGTGGGCGTCGGAGTGACAGCCCCGACGGATAAGTTCGAAGTGGATGGCAAAATAAGGGCTGTGGATATCAACTTCTCTGGCTTGCCGACCTCTGCGGCGGGGCTAGCTGCAGGGGACGTATGGAACGACGCCGGGACCCTGAAGATAGTTTAACGGCTTACAGTTTCCCCTTCAGTAAGACATATTGCTATCCAACTGAAGGAGAAACTCCATGACAACTCCAATTCGAATGACCTCTTCCCAAATTCGCAAACTCCAACGTCAGTTGAACCGCCTGGGATACGGCCCTCTCGACGTCGATGGTGTCTATGGCCCCAAGACCAAGCGTGCTCACACCAAAGCGACCAACGACCGCAACGGTTCTGACCGCCAGTTTCAGCGCCCCAGGACACACGTGATCCATGCGACCGACTGGCCGATCAACAGCCAGCAAGACCTGATCGCCTTCTATGGCTCCCCTGGTGGTCCTCAGTGCACCGCTGGCAAGGTCATTCTGCCCTTCCCGTTCAAGATCGCCTGGGACCTTGACAAATCGGTCTCGCGCTTCAGCTGCCACGATAAAGTCGTTCAGCCTATGACCGGCATCTTCCGGGATGCTGCAGCCCACTATGGTGAGGCTGAATTCCGGCGCCTGGGCCTGGACCTCTTCGGCGGCTGCTACAACAACCGGGCAATTCGCGGCGGATCGCGGAAGTCCACTCACGCCTGGGGCATCGCAGTTGACCTGGACCCTGCTCGCAACCGGCTTCGTTGGGGACGTGACCGCGCGGTCTTTGCCCGCCCCGAATATGAACCCTTCTGGCAGATCGTCGAGGCATATGGAGCGACCAGTCTCGGTCGTGCTGCCAACTTCGATTGGATGCACTTCCAGTTCGCCGATCAAATCTAAGAGGCATGCTGAACCTCCCGTTCTATAGTGGACGCGCTCGGAGGTTCGCAGTTCGGCCATGACCGGTTTAGGGTAGCCGATAATTGGGGATAAAGAGGGTCACCGCTGCTCTGGCTCTCGACTGCCCCAGCATCAAGCTTGTTGGCTTACACACCAATGCGGACGCGACATGCTGGCGTCCATGACACACTCCGAAGAAACCCCGCTCTCCCCCGACGAGCGTCTCCTCCAGGCCAAGCAGATGCGGGCTTTGGACGGGATGCGCAAGAAGGGCACAAACGCCGCAGCCGCTCGAGCTGCCGGTGTGTCGTATTCCACCATCTCCCGCTGGAAAGCCGAGGATGCGGAATTCCAGAAGGCCATGCACGATGCTCATGAGGAGCACGTCGACGAGGCCATCGAGGAGCTACACGAGAGAGCCGTTGTCGGCGACGAGCAGCTTGTCTACTTCAAAGGCGAGCCGGTTCCCAAGCGCGATCCGCTTAGCGGCGAGCCGATGCTTGACGACAACTTCGAGGTGATCTATTACACCCGCAAGGTCAAGTCTGACCCACTGCTCCAATTCTACCTGAAGTCCAAACGCCCTGAGTTCCGCGAGAAGACGGACCTGACGCTTATGGGCCCAGACGGCGGACCGGTGCAGACTGACAACAAGGTCACCTGGGAATTCGTGCTGCCCGACGGCAAGACTGTTGAGGACTATCAGAACGAAGGCCAGGAGCCAAAAGCCGCGGAGGGCTAAGCGTTGGCTCGCATTCAAATTCCCTACGCCTTCAGGGAGCTGCATCATCCATATAGAAACAAGGTCTTCCACGGCGGTCGCGGTGGAGCCAAGTCGCATTCGTTCGGCGAGGTCCTGGTGGACCGAGGCTATGAGCGGGGACGGGGTGAAGGCACATTCCGCTGGCTCTTCGCTCGGGAAATTCAGGGCTCTCTCAAGGATAGTGTGAAGAAGCTGCTTGAGGACAAGATCAGAAGTCAGGGCCTCGGACCGAAGGAAGAAGGCGGGAATGGCTTCTACCGGATCACCGAGCGCTCAATCACTGGTGGCGACGGACGGACCGAATTCCTGTTCGCTGGTCTCAGAACAAACCCTGACAGCGTGAAGTCCATGGAGGGCCTAGATGGGGTATGGGTTGAAGAGGCGAACAAGGTCTCTCAACGCTCGATTGATCTGCTCACTCCTACCGTGCGGAAACCGGGCTCCGAGCTATGGTGGAGCTTCAACCGCGGCTCTGTCAAGGACCCGGTCGACAATCGGTTCCTGGGTGGCACGCCTCCGCCTCGCTCACTGATCCGAAAGGTCGGTTGGGAGGACAATCCCTGGTTCCCTGAGGACCTCTACGAAGAGATGATGTGGGATAAGGCCCGGGACCACGACAAGTGGCTCCATGTCTGGGAAGGCCATCCGGTCACCATGTCCGAAAGCCGGGTCTTCAAGAACTGGACTGTCGAGGACATTGACGACCAGGTGCCTGAGGGTTGCATCCCGCGGATGGGCGCTGACTGGGGCTTCGCGAATGACCCGAGCGTCCTGGTGCTCGTCTACATCTGGGGGCGGACGATGTATATCCGGGCTGAGCGCTGGAAGCTCAAGCTCGAAGTCGACGACACCCCAGCTTTCTGGGCTGGAACCGATCTGCGCGAGGAGAACCCACGCTGGACCAACCGGCATGGCTTCCCTGGCATTGGCAATCCTCTTGAAGACGCTCAGCCTGGCATCGGGCACAACGGCGGACCTCCTTTGCTGCCAACCAACCAGGTGATCGCAGACAGTGCCCGCCCTGAAATCATCTCCTATATGAACAAGCGGGACTTCAACGCCAAGGCGTCCAAGAAGGGCCCGGGTTCGATTGTGGAGGGGGTTGAGTTCCTGAAGTCTTTCGACGTCGTGATCCATCCGAGCTGCACGCACGTCATTGACGAGTGGACATATTACAGCTACAAGACGGACCCGCTGACCGATGAAGTCCTCTCAGTCCTGAAAGACAAAAAGAACCACACCGTTGACAGCGTTCGCTATGCGGTGGAGAGTGTGCGCCGTCACCTGAAAGGCCGCAGGGGCTTCCAGGCTCCGGTCACAATCCCTCTCAAGGACGCTTAGCCCGCGACCCGTGATAGGCGTCCTGCAACATGGCCAGAGCTTCCGCCACGGACAGACCTTTGTGGAGCCAGAGGTCGAACGTCCGGTCTGTTCCGAGCGCTCGCCACGGCGAGTGCTCATAGTGCGTCACCGAGAAGCTCATGGGTGCCGCATCGTAGCCGGATGGACCGACCGGACCCGAAAGCTCAGGCGTTTTGGCTGGCGTCTCGAGGCGCGGAGTGTTCCAGTTGCGATATTGCCCGTCCAGGGGCCCTCCGATGCACAATCCGAAATAGCTCATTTGTCAAATTCCCTTCATAGTTTCGTGTGTGAAATTCATAGTTTCCAGTAGCCCCCAAATACGCCTGGGTATTTTGGGGAACGCAGTGTCCGAATTGTCGGCATCTGCAAAACAGAGCTGTAGTAGCGTTCGATCCGGGTGTCCATTGTCCCAAATATGTTTTTGAATTTGTAGGCAGAGCGCAGCATATACCGCAGCTGGCCGAAGGCCGCTCTGGATAGCAAGGCACTAGAGCGGGGACCATGAGCAACGAAGCGGCTTATCTCTATGGCGTCAGGGGATACCCCCTCAAGATAGTCAGGCCACAGATTTTTGATCATGCTGCGCTCATAGGTCAGCAGCCGGCTTGAGAAGCGCAATTCACCATTCTCGAAGATCGTCATGTAACGAGTGTTCTCGTTGTCGAAGGTGTCATGCTCCTCGTCTGAGCCATCATAGTCCGGCAAGTCCCACTGTAGCTCGTCGATGAAGGTCCGTTTCCGGCCGCGGAATACGCGGCCAGCAACTTCAGGTTTCATGTTCGGCAAAGCCAGTATGTCGATCGCAATATTGCAAGTCACATCTGGAAGACTTTTCAGCTGGGTTTTCATACCAAGGTCTCCTTTCGAGCATTGGGTTGTTCTCTGGTATCAGTCCATCCTTGATCCAGTTGTTGCGTCAATTCCGTGCTTTTTGAGCACTGCGGCGAAAGCGGCAACAGCAGCTTGGAAGGTCTCCATGCGCTGCGTCCGACGGTGACCTGGACACCACCAAGTCCATCCTTTCGGATAGCCTTTGTTGCCATAGCGAGCGCTGGTGGCTTCAGGGTCTTCCTCGTTGAGCGCCTTTTGACAGTGGCGCACGAAGGCGGTATTGGCAGGCACGGTGACCCATGCAAAGCCACAAGGGAACCAAGTCTCAGCCTCGTTCTCAGACCGGTTGGCAGCTCGACGGGCTTCAGTGAGCGCCTCGTCAAGAATTTCCTCGAATTGAATGTCACGCTGGTCGGGGTTCATAGTCAGTCTCCTTTCATAAGACCATAGGGGGCGGGAGGGGCCTTGCGACCCCTCGTTCATGTGGTGGCGTGAAAGCTGAGAGGCTTCCTTGTCACGAGGTTGATGTTCTCCTCCTTGAGAGCACGCCACAGAAGGCGAGGGAGGACCTGAAGGCCCTGCGCAGACCTCGCTGCGCAGTAAGCCTTGTATGTCGGGAAGTCAATCGCTTTCATGCCCACTTCTCCATTGCGTTTGAGATGTTTTCGAGCTCCTCGCTCTGACGCCACGTTCCGCCCCACTTGTCCATGTAGACAGTGCCCGCATAGTTGCGATCGCGGCGGAGGGAGCTGACCACACGGAAGTGGTCGCGGGTGATGCGCGGATCGTCAGCCTCAACGACGAGGCAGTTGCGTGTCCGCGAGTTCTCGAGGAGGATATGTGTGTCAGTGTTTGCCATATCAGGTCTCCATCTGCATTGCTTGAATGACGACTTGGCCGATAATCTCATCACCCGCTTTGGCGATAAGAGTGCGGTTTTTGCGTCCATTTTTGGGGGTGATCCATTCGCCATCATCCCATTCGATCGTGTCGCCGTCGAGGTCGAAGTATTCCCATTCCTCTTCGGCTTCGTCCTTGATACCGTCCACCCAATCGTGAGTGTGGTTCATGGAGATGTGGCTGAATTGAGGAGAGGCCATCATCTCCAGGTCGCAGGAAGGGTCGTCACGTTCGGCGTCCACGTCCTCGATGCTGGCAAAGCAGGCTACATAAACTGTCAGGGTCATCGTGTTGGTCCTTGTCGCTGTTGATAGGAATAGGATACGCCAGGTCGAGGGGGTTGTAAACGCCTAAATGGGGAAAATCGGAAAAAAGGTTCAACGGTCCTCAAGGCCAGCATCTTCGCGCTATGCTGCAGCTGATCGATCCACAAGCTAGCTTTAACAGAAGGGGGCTCACATGGCGCCCAAGCCACTCGAAGCCCTCGGGGCTCTTCTTGGCCGGAACAACAAAAAGACCGTCGCACCGACAGACACCGCAGGGGCTCCTGGCGTTGCTGTCCATGGCGGGGTCATCCAGGTCGAAGAGAAGAATGCCAACCTGGCATCCCGCGAAGAGCGCTACAAGACATATTCCGAAATTCTTGCCAACACGAGCATCGTCGCTGCTGGCACCCGATACTTCCTGAACCTCACGGCCAAAGCCGAATGGGGTTTCACTCCGTCCGATAAAGACACCGACGGGAAATTCGCCGAGCTGGCGGAGGAGATACTGACCAAAGACCCAAAGACGCCCTGGCATCGGATTGTCCGGCGTGCTGCGATGTATCGCTTCTATGGGTTCAGCATCCAGGAGTGGACTGCTCGCCGGCGCGATGATGGCATTCTGACCCTGGCGGACGTGGCTCCTCGTGCTCAGTCGACCATCACCAAATGGGACCTGCTGGACGACGGCTCTGTCCAGGGTGTCATTCAGCAATCGCCCCAGACGATGGCCGAGCTTTATATCCCTCGCCAGAAAGTCCTCTACCTGGTCGACGACACTCTGTCCGATAGCCCAGAAGGTTTGGGCTTGTTCCGCCACCTGACAGCACCAGCACAACGGCTTGCTCGCTATGAGCAGCTGGAAGGCTTTGGGTTCGAGACGGACCTGCGAGGCATTCCGGTCGGTCGCGCTCCTTTCACTGACCTGGCTGCAGCCGTTAAGGCGGGAGAAATCACCCAGGCTCAGCGCATTGCAATTGAGAAGCCTCTGCGGGACTTCATCCAGAACCACGTCAAGAGCGCGAAGCTCGGGATGCTCCTGGATAGCATCACCTACGAGACGAAGGACGAAGCCGGCCGACCTAGCTCCGCTAAGCAGTGGGAAATCGAGCTGCTTAAAGGTTCCGCGACCTCCTTCAAAGAGAACGCCGAAGCGATCGAACGTATCAACCGCGAGATGGCTCGCATCCTGGGGGTCGAACAGCTTCTACTGGGTGAAGGCAATGGCTCCTATGCTCTGAGCGCCGACAAGACGTCGAGCTTCTTCCTATTGGTTGACGGGGCTCTCACTGAAATCCGTGAAGCCGTTGCAGACGATCTGCTCACCACGATCTGGCAGCTGAATGGCTGGGACCCCGATATGAAGCCTGAGCTGACCACGGAAGCGGTCCGCCATACAGACGTCCAGGAGGTTGCTGCTGTCCTGCGCGATATGGCTTCTGCTGGTGCGGTCCTCGACCTCAACGATCCGATCATCAACGAAGTGCGCGACTTGCTCGGCCTCAGCCATGCTCCCGAACAGGAAGACCTGGGGAACGACGAAGATGCGGCCTTGACCGGCAATTCAGGCAAGAAGGAAGAGGGCTCTGTCGAAGACGGTGAAGGGGACCTCCCTGAAGACGAAACCCAGGAGGGCAAATAATGACCATAACGACAATCACCATCGCGACCGTTGACTATGTGTCCTACGCTTCCGTTGCGGAAGCCGATGCGCGTTTGGCCGTTGACGCTTCCCGGGCAGCAACCTGGGCGGCAAAGACGACGGATGAAAAAGGCGCCCTGCTGGTGCAAGCTACCAACCGCCTGGACCTGCTGATGTATGCCGGGACAAAGACCGGGACTGAAGTATCCCAGCCGAATAAATTCCCCCGGACCAATCTGACATATGCTTCGGGCGAAGCGGTCAGCACAAGCGAGGTGCCAAAAGGCATCGAAAGCGCCACGATCCTCCTTGCAGGCTCGATTGCACTGGACGCAGACGCCGGAGACGCTGGTTCGAGCGGATCAAACGTCAAGAACGTCAAAGCTGGTTCAACTGGTGTCACATTCTTCCGGCAGACCACAGGGGTTCCCCTGGCTGACGAGACGTCCTATGCTCTGGTCAAGGAATTCCTCGAAGGCTCAACCTCCAGTTCGGCCGTTGGCAACATGTCCAGCGGGACCGATCCGAGCGACGAGTATGCCAAGAGCTCCTTCGAAGATCGCGACGCCTGGGGACGCCAAGTCGGCTTCCCATAATAGGAGGCCACTATGGGCAACAAACTGTTTGGCGTGGACATCGCCAAGATCGTCAACACCAGCATCAAGAATGCGGGAGGGGTCCTTGACGGGACCCTGACCAAAGCCACTGCAGGAACCCGGACACCCGGCTCCCTGACCGGTGGGACCAATCCAACCGATGCAACCTATGCCTTCAAGGGCTTCACAGAGACTGCTGGCGAACGTCGCCCGGGCTCCACTACTGCGTCAAGCATCTCGACGGTTTCGATCCTCGGGGATAGCTGCGCAGCAGAGCCAGAGGTCAATGACGAGGTGACCATTGACGGAACCGACTGGACCCTCCTGGAGCTGGTCGAGCGTGATCCGGCCAAGGCCCTCTATGTGTTCAAAGCAGAGGAGCGCTAAATGGCACTCCCAGCCGTAGACCCGGCCTCTCGGCTTTGGAGCCTGATTGACAAGGCCGAAGTCCGTTTCAGGAAAGCCCTCATAAACGCAGTGCTGGCTGCTCGGGACGAGTTCACCCTCGCCGAGCTGGTTCGCCTGTTGGAGGACGGGAATATACAGGAGGCAATCGAGCGGGTCGCAGCTACTGGGGCCATTCGCATGGCTGATGAATATGCTGCGGTCTACACCCTGGCGGGACGTGATACCGCAGGAGCTCTTGAGGATATGCTCCAGGTCGCAATCTCCTTTGACCAGGTTAACGACCGGGCAGTGTTCCAGATGCAGCAGGAGCGTCTCCGGTATATCCGGGAATTTACGGCGGACCAACGAAACGCCACACGAGCTGCGCTGACCGATGGGATTGAACGCGGTCTGAACCCTCGGGATCAGGCTCGGAATTTCCGGTCGAGCATTGGCCTCACGCATCGTCAGCAGCAAGCTGTCATCAATTATCGCCGCCTCCTGTCTGAAGGCAGTTCTGAGGCCTTGGATCGGCAGCTTCGGGACCGTCGCTTCGATCGCACCATAGCTCGTGCGATCCGAGAAGGCAAACCGCTCACCCGTGCCCAGATTGACACCATGGTCGGCCGCTACAATGAGCGGTATATCAAGTATAGGTCAGAGGTGATTGGCCGGACAGAAGCCCTCCGTGCGGTGCACTCTGGCAACGACGAGATGTATCGCCAGGCGGTGGATGCAGGCCAGGTGACAATCAAGCAACTTGAGCGCACCTGGGTGACGGCACGAGACGGTCGGGTCCGGGATACCCACTCAGCTCTCGGCGGAACGAAGCGCGGACTAGACGAAAGCTGGGACACGCATAACGGTTCCATCCGGTATCCTGGGGACCCAGACGCTCCTTCTGCGGAAACCATCCAGTGCCGTTGTTCGCTTGCAACGCGAATTGTTGGGCCTTTAGACTGAGGGGTGTTGGTAACGCCGGTATGCGGACCTGCTGGTCCTCGCTATACTGTGACGGAACCCACGAATTTACACCAATGGAGAACAGCATAACATGGCAGACGCAAAAGACGTCGACCTTCGCGCTGAAGTCCTTAAGGTAGATGATACTCTGGGGCTGGTCATGGGGTATGCCATTGTCTGCAAGCAGGCAGGTGAGCCCTATTATGATCTGCACGGGGACTACATCACCGAAGACGCAATGCTCAAAGCCGCGCTGGACTTCATGGAAAACAGTCAAGTGGCAAAAGAGATGCACACCGGCGAGCAAGCCGGCTCTGTCGTCTTCGCCTGGCCCATGACCACTGAGATTGCCAAGGCGTTTGGCCTGGAGGTTGAAAAGACGGGCCTCCTGATTGCTGTCCGCCCCGAGGCTGAAATGCTGGCCAAATTTCGTGACGGAACCTATTCTGGTTTCTCGATCGGCGGCTGGTGGACCAAAGAGGAGGGCTGATATGCCTGCAGACCGTAAGAAGCGCACGGCCCTCAAGATCGCTGAAATCAGCGGTGTTGATGTGCCAGCGCAAGAGGGTGCAAAGGCCCTCATCATGAAACGCCACGAGCCTGTTGGCGATCCGATTGTCAAGGGTTCAAAGGAAGACGTCCACGACGAGCGCGGGAAGATGGCAAAGTCTGCCGCCCTGACGACCGAGATGGACGGTCACACCCACCTGATCTACACGTCTGGACCTGACGGTGATTGGGATGCAGGGACGACTTCCTGGCATGACGAGCATTCGCATCCCTGGGTGCGGACGCCAGACGGTGCCATTGTCCTCGGTGAGGCCAAAGGTCACACTCACATGATCGCTGCGGTCACCAAGGCCGTGGAACTTCAAGACCCAGAAACCGCTGGCTCCGCCGGCTCAGTCGTAGAAAAGGAGGCAACCATGCCGAACGACAAAACCAAGGTCGAGCCCACTGTGGAAGACCTGCAAAAGCAACTCGCCCGCCAGACTTCTGTGGCCGAGCTTACCGACGTTCAGAAGGCCCACTTCGGCACTCTGGATGAAACCGCCCAGGACGTTTTCCTGGCCAAGTCTGCTGACGACCGTCAGGCCGAAGTGGACACTGTTGCCAAGAACGCTGCTGACGCCGACCCGGTGGTCTACAAGACGCTTGATGGCCTCGAGCTGCGCAAGTCTGCCGGCGATGCTCTGATCGCAATGGCCAAGTCGAACGACACTCTGCGCAAGCAGAATGACGAGCTGGCCAAGAACGCGGCGAACGAAACCCTGCGCAAGCGCGCTGAAACCGAGCTGGCACATCTGCCTGGCGACGTTGATGCTCGCATGGCTCTCATCAAGTCCGTCGACGGTATCGAAGACAAGACCCAGCGTGAAGCCGCAATGAACGCGCTGAAGGCCCAGAACGAGGCCATGGCCAAGGCTTTCAAGACTGCTGGCCACGGTGGTGAGGCTCCGGTCAACTCTGCGACCGAGCAGCTGGACGCTCTGGCGAAAGCCCATGCTGAAGCCAACCCTGGCACGTCCTTCGCGAAAGCCTATGACGCCGTGCTGGAAACGGCCAAAGGCGCCGAACTCTACGCCCAGTCGCTCAACTAAGAGCGGCTCGGCCAACCCCCAGGGATCAGGACCGCCTCCTGTGACCTACTCGAAACGACAACATGAAAGGATCATTCCATGTCGTATGAAAGCACCCAGGCGGTCACCCTGATCGCTGGCGAAGACCTTCGGGGCGACGTCTTCGAGCTCCTGCAGTTCGAAAATGACGGCGGCGTCGCCAAAGTCATCAAGGTGACCGCTGTCACCGATACCGCAATTGGCATCCTGGCTGAAGAGCCTGACGATGCTGCATCGACGGACGGCAAAGCCGTTTCGGTCGTCATGCTTGGCTCTGGTGGCCGTGCAATGGTGAAAGCCGGCGCAAACGTCACCGCTGGTCAACTCGTTGTCTCGGATACGACCGCCGGTCGTGTGGCCGGTGTGGCAAACATTGCTGCAATGGTCGCGGACAGCATGGCAATTGGCGTGGCTCTCGAGAGTGCCGTCGATGGCGACATCTTCGAGGTTCTCCTGCAGCCAGTCACTTCGGCCACCGAGACCTAATCCCAGTCGGGCCCAACCCTTAAAGAAAGGAAATAGACATGCCCTTCACGCAACCGTCGCGGTCCGACGTTCACGTCAACCGACCGCTTACCAACATCTCCATCGGATACGCACAGGACGCCTCGAACTTCGTTGCTGGTCAGGTGTTCCCGCAGGTATCCGTCGGGAGACAGTCGGACGCCTACTTCACCTATGAGCGCGGGGACTTCAACCGCGACGAGATGCAGGAACGCACGCCCGGAACGGAAAGTGCCGGTGGCACCTACGAAATCGGGAATGACACCTACTTCGCCCGGACCCGCGCCTATCACCGCGACGTTCCCGAGCAGGTTCGTGCCAACGCCGACAATCCGATCAGCCTGGACCGCGAAGCAACGATTTTCGTGACCCAGAAAGGTCTCATCAACCGCGAAGTGAACTGGGCCGCAGCCTACTTTACCGCTGGCGCCCCTGGTGACACCTGGACCTTCGACGTGGACGGCGTTGCCTCCGCGCCGACTGCGCCTGCTTCGTTCGATCCGACCAATGCGGCGAACAACGACAAGCTGCACTGGTCCGATGCTTCCTCGACGCCGATCGAAGACATTCGCCAGGGCAAGCGCTACGTCCTGGAAGAAACTGGCTTCGAGCCCAATGTCCTGACCCTCGGCAAGGCCGTCTATGACGCCCTGGTCGACCACCCGGACATCGTTGGCCGCATCGACCGCGGTCAGACGGCTGGCGCTGCGAAGGCGAACCTGGTGACCCTGGCTGACCTCTTCGAGGTTGACAAGGTCCTGGTCATGAAGGCGGTTCGCAATACCGCCAAGAAGGGCCAGACTGCTTCGCACTCCTTCATCGGTGGCAAGCACGCGCTTCTGTCCTATGCTCCGGCCACTCCGGGCATCATGACGCCGAGCGCTGGCTACACCTTCAACTGGACCGGCCTTGTCGGTTCGGGCAACGAAGGGATGCGGATCAAGCGCTTCTACCTGGACGCAATCGAGAGCGATCGCATCGAGATTGACATGTCCTATGACCAGAAGAAAGTCGCCGCCGACCTGGGCTACTTCTTCGGCGGGATCGTCGCCTAATCCCGGGCGCCGACAACAAACGCAGCGGGAGGCTTTGACCGGCCTCCCGCCTCCCTCATGAAAGGATGCAAAAATGCGTAATAAGGTCCGCACGCTTCGTCACTGGAAGCAACGTTTCAACAAAAACGCCGACTTCATCTGGCGCCGGCCGATCATCTGGCAAGGCGAAAATATGGAGCCTGGCGACCCGATCCCCGAAGCTCTGGCCACAAACCCCACGAAGCTCCGTCGCTTCTGGGAGTCCCGTGTCATTGAGCTGGCGGAATTCGAAGAGCCTGATGTGCTCACAGGCCAAAAGCCGGCTCCCGTTGTGCAAGAGCCCGAGACCCTTCTCGGCTCGGATATTCAGCTCTCTGATCTGGACATCAACGGCGAGACGGTCCCCCTCGGTGAAATCGTCCAACTCGCATTTGAAGACAGTGGCCTAACGGTTGCCGAGTGGAATGGTCAACCTGACCAAGACCGCGAAGAGCGCCTGCAGAACGTCGTCGAGATGATGCTGGACCTGGGCGACGAAGACGAGGCTCTGGCCAAAGCTCCATCGATTGCTGGCAAAGAGCCTGCTGATCTGGTCTCCAAGGAAACCGATCGCAAGTGGCATGTCGAAGGGGTTGAAGGGGTCTTCAAGAGTAAGGCCCTGGCAACCGAAAAAGCTGAGGCTATGATCGCCGAGGCGAAAGCTGCCGAGGACGCCTGGCTCGACGGTGACAGCCAGGAGGACTAAGCCTTGGGCACCTACGAGGATGCACAGATCAAGGCAATCATTCAGGCCCTGGAGGAGACTGCGGAAAAAGCGGTCATTCGCCTGGGCCTGAACATCACGGCCAACCTGATCGAAGACACCCCTGTGGATACTGGCTGGGCCCGAGCTAATTGGGTTCCAGCCATTGGCGCTTCAAGGTCCTCGCCTGCAGCAAGTCAGCCGACCGGCGCGATGGTCCAAACGCAAGCTGCTCTCCAGGCTTCGGGCCAAGTTGGCCTTCTGTCCTACAAGCTTTCAAGAGGTGCCGTATTCATCTCGAACAACGTGCCCTATATCAACCGTCTGAACGACGGCTCATCCACCCAGGCACCTTCTGGATTTGTCCAGGCAGCAATTCGTCGGGGTGTTCAGCAAACGGAGGCTGACCTCAAATGACGACATTGACTGAAGCTCGCGAGGCAATCTACCTGGCATTCACCACAGCCTGGGGATCAGAGACAGACTTCACCTTTGACAACGAAGACCACAAGCCTCCCAAGGATCAGCCTTGGGTGCGCCTGGTTGTTCGGCATGAAGGCGGAGACCAAGAGACACTTGGACCAGTTGGCAACCGGAAATTCTCCCGGACAGGCCGTGTGCTGATCCAAGTCTTTACCCCCGAAAACTCTGGCACTGCAAGGACAGATGAACTTCTGACCTTGGCCAGAAACACCTTCGAGGGTGTAACGCTGGCCGGAACCACAGTAAGGTTTCACGGAGTTACAACGCGCGAGGTCGGATCGAGCCACAGGGAAAAGTGGTTCCAGTCGATTGTCGATGCGCCATTTGAATACGATGAAACCAGATAAATGAAAGGAGCTCGGCGATGGGTCGCGTTCTCACTAACAACATCACGATCCAGGCTGCTCGCGAGGAGAGCCTGGGTGTTCTCCCCGGCTCTCCTGATTGGAAGCTCCTGGAACCGAACAGCGTTGGGTCCTTCGGTGCAGACATCACCACGGTGAAGCGTCAGCCCATCTCCAAGGACAAGCAGAACCGCAAGGGCACTGTGACGGACCTGGACAGCTCGGTCGAGTGGGAAGCGGACCTCACAATGGACGTCTTCTCGGAGTTCATCGAGGGCTTCTGCTTTGTGACGGCCGTCAACTCCGATCTGCTTTTTGAGAAGGTTGACGTCGGGGGCACTGGCTTCACTATCCCGTCGGCAACCGCTGCTCAGGCTGCAAAGCTCCAATTCACTTCGGGTGGACCGATCAGTCTGCTCTATTCGCGCGGCTATGCCATTCCGGCCAACAATGGCCTGAAGCCTCTGACCGTAGACGTTGCGTCGACCGATACCGTCATGCAATTCTCTGGTGCTTCTGCTGAAACGGCTCCTGCCAAAGCGATTGTAGAGGTTGCTGGCATCCGTGCGGAAAGCGGAGACCTGGCCTTGACCGTATCTTCGGGCGTTGGCACTCTTACCTCTGGCAACAATGGGGCGGTCAACAACATCGACTTCACGACCCTGGGCCTCACGGTCGGCCAGTTCATCCACATTGGCGGTCTCACTGCTTCTGAGCAGTTTTCGGCTGGTGCTGGCTATGGTCGCATCACCTCGATTGCCGCCGGAACCGTGTTGCTGGACAAATTGGACGCTGCTCTGGCAACAGACCCGGGCACTGGCGAACAGATCGACCTTCTCTATGGTCGGTTCATCCGCAACGTGTCGGTGGACGACAGCGACTATCTGGAAATCAGCTACCAGTTCGAAGGGTCGTATCCGAACCTCGGCGCTGGAGGTGTGACAGAGTATGAATATTCCCTGGGCAACTATTGCAACCAGGTGACGTTCAACCTTCCGCTGACCGACAAAGCGACCTGCTCTTTCGGCTTCATCGGCACCGACACGGAAGTCCCGACAACCACTCGCAAATCGGGTGCTGCAACGGCTCGTGAAGTGGCCCGCGATGATGCTCTGAACACGTCCGCTGACGTTGCACGCCTCCGGATCACTCAGGTCGATGAAACTGGTCTGACGACCGACTTCAAATCGTTCAGCCTGACCCTGCTCAACAACGTGGCTGGTGAAAAGGTTATCGCCCAGCTCGGCGCCAAGTATATGAACACCGGCAACTTCGAGGTGACAGCAGACGGTCAAATCCTCTTCACCAACGGCGACGTCGTTTCGGCCATCCGGAACAACACCACGGTGACGATGGACTTCATCCTGGCGGGTGACAACGATGGTGCGATTGCCGTGGACATTCCGAGCCTGACGCTTGGTGGGGGCGGCAAGGACTTCCCGGTCAACGAGAGCGTCCTGCTGAACACAACTGGCACGGCCTTCAAGGATGGAACGCTGGACACGTCGATAGGGGTGTCCCTCTTCGCGATCGTGCCGTAAGAATAGCGGCATGCCGTAGGGACCGGGCTTTCGTCGGGGAGGCTCGGTCCCACATTTCCCGACACCCCCGACAGGAGAAAACTAAATGAGCCAATTTGCACATCTGAAGAAAATGGAAGTGAGCGGCGGTCAGACGGCCGAGTTCAAAATGCACGCCCTGGAAGGGACGCCTGTCCTGACCGTCAAGCCTGCAATGGAGAGCAACAAGCCCTACTTCAACGCCTCGCTGAAGGCATCCCGCTCGAACATGCGTTCGATCCGGAATGGCAACGTGACCGCTGGCCTGCTTGACGAAACCCGCGAGACCGATCGCGAGCTTTATGGCAAGCACGTCGTCGTCGGCTGGAACAACGTCCAGGATGGTTCCGGCAAGCCCGTGCCCTTCTCGCGTGAAGTCGCGGCCGACTTCCTGGAAGCCCTGCCCAACTGGCTCTTCGACGAGCTGCGGGAATTCTGCGGGACGCCTTCGAACTTCATCCGCGACGACCAGGTGGACACCGAGGTGGTGGCAAAAAACTCCAAGAGCGACTGAACTTCGAACTCCGCCTGGAGCGAGACGGTTTCTCGATCCAGGCGGCAATAGAGAAGGGACGGTCGCTTCCAGACTGGTATGTCAACGAGCCCATTGTGCCACCAGTTGAGGAATTCTACCTCAAGGCATTCTATGAGCTGATAACGGGAAGGAACTCCGACGGACGAATTCCCTGGCGTGACATTGAAGACTTCGCGGAGCGGAGCGGGTTAGACGAAGACCTGGCTGCTCCATTCAAAGAGATTATGCGAGCCCTAGAGCGGACCTTCTCAGACTGGTTGAGAGGCGAGCAGGATAAGCAAGCCCGCCAAGCTGAAGCAGCAAGACGGGAGGGGCAAGCAAGGACAAAAGCGCCGAGGTAAGGAATGGCAGATTTTCGCATCCGGGTCGTTGTAGACCCCTCGGGAGCAACCCGTGGAACCCGCCAAGTTGAGGGACAACTCAACCGGGTGGGTGACGCGGCAACACGTGTCCAGCGTCTCATCGCCCGGGCCTTTGCCTTCACCGGCATAGGCCTGGGCTTTACCGCTACGCTGCGGACCCTCGCAAACTTCGAACAACAAATGAGCACAGTCCGCGCCATCACTGGTGCGACTGAAGTGCAATTCCGCTCCCTTCGCGCTGAAGCGCAGAGGTTGGGTTCCACTACTCGTTTCTCGGCCTCCGAAGCGGCTGAGGGTATGCAATTCCTGGCTCGAGCTGGTTTCGATGTGAACCAGGTCCTTGCCTCAATTGACGATACCCTGCTTCTTGCCCAGGCAGGAGCCCTTGATTTGGGTTCAGCGGCAGACATTGCATCCAACATTCTCACCGGCTTCCGGCTAAACGCCGCAGAAGCTGGACGCGTGGTCGACGTCCTGGCCTTGGCCTCGAATTCGGCCAACACCAATGTCTTCCAACTCGGGGAGGCGATGAAGTTCGTTGCTCCGGTTGCGGCAGGTCTCGGCGTGTCCCTTGAGGAAGCCGCGGCTGCAATCTCTGCCCTGTCCGATGCTGGTCTTCAAGGCTCGCTCGCTGGCACTGGTCTGCGTCGTGTTCTGGCTGAATTGGAAAGTCCTGCCTCCAAGACCCTGGAAATCCTCCAAGGCCTGGGCGTTACGGCTGACGAAGTTCGGGTCTCTCAGGTTGGTCTCACTGCCGCTCTGACCCGTTTGCGTGACGCCGGAGTGGACACAGGACTGGCCCTGGAAATCTTCGGTGACCGTGGTGGTCCTGCCTTCGAGGTTCTTTCGAACGCTATCCCACGGGTCGAGGAATTGACCGGTGCGCTCGGTGATGCTGAAGGCACTGCGTTGCGCATTGCAACAGTCATGGACGACAACCTGAACGGCGCTCTCCTCTCGGTCAAATCGGCAACTGAAGGCCTGGTCCTTGCTATCGGCGAGGCAGGAGGAACAGGTGCTCTCACCGGTGCATTGAATGGTCTGGCAAATGCCATCCGGTTCGTGACGGAAAACGCAGACACCTTCATCGCAGCTATCGAGGCCCTGGCCGTTGTGATTTTGGTCCGCCTCGTTGGTTCCGCCATGATCGCGATGAAAGCTCAGCTGTTCGCAATTGCCCTGGCCTTCCAGTCCGGAACGCTTGCCTCCTTCGCATTCGCAGGGGCTCTCAGTGTTGTGCGAGGTGCCCTCCTGGCAATTGCTGCAAACCCGGTCACGGCTATCTTCCTGGCACTTGGGACAATCGCAGTTGCGCTCACTACCATCGAAACGCAGACCGAGCGGGTCAACCGGATCACTACGACCCTCGAAGGTCAGGTCCGTGCGCTGCAAGACGCCTATGCGGACGCAAACGGCGAAGTGGAGAATATTCGTGAGAACATTGAAGGTCTGACGCTTACGGAAGCTCTCACCACGCAGACCGAAGCCGCTCAAGAGCTTAACCGGTCATTTCGGGATTTGACGGTCAGCTTGATGCCTCTCATCAACCAAGCACGGTATCAGGGTTTTGCTGAATTGTCCCAGGACTTCTTTGACCTACAGTCGGCCATGATTGACGGGACGGTAACCATCGACGAGGTTATCGCAACGCTTGACCGTCTGGGGCAGCAAGCCCCTGAAGCCCTCCGTGAGATGGTAGCAGAGACCATCACTGCCGCAAGGGAAACGAAAAACCTAGGCGTGACAGTAGAGCGGTCGGATGCCCTCATCCGCTTCCTGGCCGGGACAGCTTCTGCTGCAGACCGAGCTCTCCTCGGAATGGGCGCTGCTGCTGGAACCGCGGCAGACGATGTTGACAATCTCGGTGACCAGGCGGTTGAGGCTATCTCAGCGCTTCGCACCTTGCAGGCATTTATCCCTGAACTTGCTCGGGCTGCTCAGGTAACGGCTCAACTTGGAGAAGCCCAGGCGGCATATGAAGCTGGACGCCGGGAAATTGAGGCAAGCATCGGCCAGGGTCGCTCGATCGACCAAGCTGCTGCTGATCTGGTGGAGCTGACGCAAACCTATAACCGCGCCACTGCTGAGATTGATGGAACAGCTGCGGCCACTCGGGACGCTGACGAGGCCCTGACCTCCTACACCAACCGGGCAAACCTTGACGCCCTGGAGGGTCAGAACCGTGCCGTCGCGATTGCCACTCAGGAATATGAGGCCCTGGTCACCCAGCTCGAAGCAGCTGGAGCTTCCCAGGAAGACTTGGCAGCGGCTCAAGCGGCATATAACCAGCAGCTCGCAAATATCAACCGGGACTTTGCAGACACTCCTGGAAGCGGATCGGGCGGCGGTCGTCTTCCGATCGCTACGGAAGAAGAGCTGACCAATATGGCCGCGGTCCTGGCACGTCTGCAGCAAGAGCGGGAAATCCTGCGCTTGAACAACTTCGAGCGGGAAACTCGGGCACGCCTTGAGGAAGTCACCTCAGAGCTGGCGCAGAACAACATCGTGCTTGGACAACGTGAGCTGGAACTTATCCGCCAGAAGATTGTCGAGAACCAACGCCTTGAAGACGCCTTGAACTTCGTTGGCGACGTGACTGAGACGGTGTTCGGTGGAATTGACGATGCGCTGGCTGACTTCATCCGCACCGGTGAATTCAACTTCAAGCAGTTTGCCACGAACATCATCGCTGAGCTGGCGCGGATCGTCGCACAGGCCACTCTCATCAAGCCTCTGATTGCAGGCATTGGGTCTATGATAAGTGGCAACGGGTTCACGTTCGGCATGCCGGACTTGGGTTCAGTGTTCGCGAATATCGGAGGGAACCAATTCGGCGGCTCGCTCACTATGGGCGGATCAGGTGGTCCAGACAGCCAGCTCTTTGTCTCAAAGGTCAGCCCAGGAGAGCGGATCGACTTCACGCCTGAAGGTGAGGGTTCGCGGAGAGGTAGTTCTGGCAATACATATAACTTCAATATCACAACTCCGGACGTTGAAGGCTTCAAGCGCAGTCAGAGCCAAGTTGCTGCACTGGCGGCTCGGACCATCGGATCGGGCAAGAGGAACATGTAAATGGCTTTTGACGAAGAACAATTCCCAACGGACATCTCTCGAGGTGCAACGGCTCGCCCCCGACGGGTCGTTGACGTTGTGACCCTACGCTCAGGGCATGAGCAACGGAACACCATCTGGGCAAACTCCCGGCGGACCTACGACGTCTCCCTGGGTCTTCGCGAGCTGGAAGACGTCTATGACCTCATCGAATTCTGGGAAGCTCGGCGCGGTCGTCTCCGGGGTTTTCGCTTCAAGGACTGGGCTGACTTCACATCGGTAGGGCCCAACACGACGCCTTCGAATGCAGATCAGGCCATGGCCAGTATCACGTCCACCACCTACCAGCTCCAGAAGGTCTACTCTCCAGCCTCCAATCCCTGGACGCGAACGATTTACAAGCCTGTCAATGGGACGGTCCTTATTCGCGATAATACCGGGAGCCTCACTGAGGGCGTTGATTGGACCATGGACTATACAACGGGGATTGCGACCTTTGGTTCTGCTCCGACCGGAACGCCGACTGCTGGCTTCGAATACGATGTGCCTGTCCGCTTCGAGGCTGAAGAGCTTGAGGTGAACGTGGCTCTGTTTGACGTTGGCTCCGTCCCGGCAATCAACTTGGTGGAGGTTCGGATATGAGCAAGGTTCTTGCAGCGGGTCTTCAATCGCACCTCGACGCCGGAGCGACCACCATGGTCTACTGCTGGCGAATTACCCGGACGGATATGACCGTCCAGGGGTTCACTGAGCACGACGAAAACCTCATCTTTGACAGCACAACGTTCCTGGCCGCAAGTGGCTTCACCGGGACGAAGATTAACTCTGAGCTGGGTCTCACGGTCGACAACCTGAACGCCGAGGGAGCTCTTAGCTCAGAGACCATCAACGAGGACGACCTTGCTGCTGGCCGATATGACGCCGCGGTCGTTGAGCTGTTCTGGGTGAATTTCGAAGACGTCGCAATGCGAGAGACCATCCTCAAAGGCACGATCGGGGAAGTCCGTCGGGGGGAGAGTGTATTCTCCGCAGAGCTTCGCAGTCTGACCCACAAGCTGCAGCAAAAGACTGGCCGGACGTATCGCCGTTTCTGCGATGCAGACCTCGGTGACGCTCGATGCACGGTCAACACTGCATCGGCATCGTTTAGCTCCACGGGCACAGTGTCGAGTGTATCAGACAACCGGGTGCTCGTCGTCTCGGGCCTTAGCCCGAACGACACAGGCTTCTATTCCCTGGGCAAGATCACCTTCTCATCGGGAGCTAACGACGGCCTGACCATCCCGGTCAAAGTGCATTCGGTCTCAGGTGGTGTGACGCAGGTAGTCATGTGGGAGAAAGCGCCTTTCGACATAACAGGCGGAACCACATTCACGATCGTGGCTGGGTGCGACAAGCGGTCAAAAACCTGCCGGGCGAAGTTCTCCAACATCGCCAACTTCCAGGGCTTCCCGTTCATCCCGGGCAACGATGCACTTCAATCTTATCCAGCTCAAGGGGGAGCAAATCAGAATGGTGGACGCCGCTTCAACAGTGACAGCTGAACGTGTCATGGTCCTAGCCAGGTCATGGCTAGGAACTCCTTACAAACACCAGGCTTCGGTCAAAGGCGCAGGGGCGGATTGTCTCGGCGTCTTGAGAGGTGTCTGGCGTGAGCTATACGACACCGAGCCTGAAGCTCCCCCGCCTTACAAGCCTGATTGGTATGACCTTTTGAAGGACGACCTGCTTCTGCGCAAGGCTTCCCAGTATCTTTTGCCATTGAATACGCTGGCAGAGGCTCTCCCGGGAGATGTGCTGGTGTTCAGGATGCGCCAAAACATGGCAGCAAAGCACTGTGGCATCTTGGTAGACGAAGGTCGGATGGTCCATGCACTTACTGGCAAGGACGTTGAAGAGGTCACCGTCAACCACGTATATTGGAAGCGGTGTGTCGGAGCCTTCCGCTTTCCGGAGGTATAACACATGGCAACACTAGTCCTCGGCGCTCTCGTCAGCTCTGCTGGTCTCACCGGTTTCACCGCCTTCGCTGCATCGTTGGCGGTGAATGCTATTGGGGGTTTGATCGACAACGCCCTGTTTGGTCCCTCAGATATTCAGCAGGATGGACCTCGCCTAAATGAGATACAGCTTACCACTAGCTCTGAAGGTTCTCCGATCCGTCGGATTTGGGGACGTTCGCGCTTGGGCGGGAATGTAATCTGGGCCGCAAACTTCAAAGAGAAAAAGACCTCGGAAACCCAAGGTGGCGGTAAAGGTGGCGGACCTTCTGTCACGACTACGACCTACACCTACTCCCTGTCTTTCGCTGTTGCATTCTGTGAAGGGAATGCCCGGACAACCCTTGGTCGCGTGTGGGCTGACGGCAAGCTCCTCGACACCGAGAGCCTGGACGTGACCTTCTATCCTGGTTCTGACAGCCAATCGAAAGACCCCACAATTGAGGGCGTCGAAGGAACCGCAAACACCCCTGCTTTCCGTGGTGTAGCCTATATGGTATTCAAGGACATGCCTCTGGCCGACGTAGGCAATCGCATTCCGTCTATCACAGCTGAAATTCTCAAGCCTCTCGACAACCCGGACCCTGACAGCATCGAAGAGCTGGTTGAGGGTATCAACCTCATTCCGTCCACCGGTGAAGCGGCTTACGCCACGACGCCGACTGTGCGCGATGATGGTTTTGGCAACGCGGTCCCAGAGAACGTCAACCTGTCCCGGAGCCAGTCGAACCTCTCGAACTCCATGGACAATCTGACCAAGCAGCTCCCGAACAACGCAAGCGTGAACCTGGTCACTGGCTGGTTTGGCACAGACCTCCGTGCCAGCAATTGCGAATTCGTGCCCAAGGTTGAGCTGAAGTCTGGGCGTCAATTGCTCCCGAATTCCTGGAGCGTGAATGGCCTGGTCCGGTCAAGCCCTCAGATTGACGCGGTATCTGTGGACGGCGACGGCAATCCGGCATTCGGCGGAACACCTGCTGACTTCTCCATTGTGGAAGCAATTCAGCGCATTGCCAACGAAGACGGCTTGGACGTGAACTTCTATCCGTTCATCCTGATGGATATTGAAGCCGGGAACACTTTGCCTGACACGGAAACAGGAGCTGCTGGTCAACCGATCTATCCTTGGCGCGGTCGCATCACCACAAGCCTCCCATCCGTGGATAAAACGGCAGCAGCACAGACCGAAGTCGATAGCCTGTTTGGGTCAGTCACGGCCTCAGACTTTTCGATCAGTGGGACGACTGTCAACTATACCGGAAGCTCCAGTGACTTTGGCTATCGTCGGATGATCCTGCACTATGCCCACTTGTGCGCTGCTGCAGCCAATTCTCTTGACACTCCGTCCAAGTTCAAGACCTTCTTCATTGGCACCGAGCTGCGAGGCATCACCCGCATCCGGTCGACAGCAGCTTCCACGGCGACGGGATCGACGGTCTATCCCGGGGTGAATGCTCTTGTGGAGCTGCTGGAAGACGTCCGGGCGGTTTTCGACGCAGAAGGGCTCACTGGTGTGAAGCTATCCTACGCCGCAGACTGGTCTGAGTATCATTCCCACCGTCCGAGCGATGGGTCAAACGACGTCTACTTCAATATGGACGCAATCTGGGGCCACGCGGATTGTGACTTCGTGGCCATCGACAACTATATGCCCCTCTCCGACTGGCGAGACGGAACGGCTCATGAAGACTATGGGACCGGAGACGTCACCGCCTATGCGACAACTGGGACTTTTGGCTCAGCCAGTTTCCCGCAGTCCACGTCCATCTATGACAAGGACTATCTGAAAGGCCAGGTCGAAGGAGGCGAGACCTACGACTATTTCTATGCCAGCGACGCCGATCGCGAAAGCCAGACCAGGACCAAGATTGAAGACACTGCACACGCTGAGCATTGGGTCTTCCGCCAAAAGGACATTCGCAACTGGTGGAACCAGCCGCACCGGTCGCGCCCTGGCGGCACTCGCGATGGTTCCGTCACTGCTTTGGACGATGGTGCTGGTGGCTCGGTTGACACCTGGACCGCAAACGCAAAGAAGGTCATTTTCTCTGAGCTTGGTGCGCCCGCTATCGACAAAGCGACAAACCAGCCCAACGTGTTCTTTGACCCGAAGTCCTCAGAAAGTTTCTTCCCGTATCACAGCTCGGGCAATCGCGACGACTTTATTCAGCGTCTCTACTATGAGGCCATCATCGCTTATTGGAGGGACAACTCCCCGACCTCTCCGAGCACCATGATCGACCCGTCCGATATGTATGCGTGGACCTGGGATGCAAGGCCCTATCCGGCTTTCCCGTATCGCTCTGACATTTGGTCTGATGGGCCAAACTACCGTCTCGGCCACTGGCTGAATGGCCGCGTTGGTGTTCTTACTCTGGGCCAGTTGGTCCGGGAGATTTGCAAGATCGGAGGTCTGGCAGAGAGTGACATTGACATCACCGGGCTGGTCAACAGCGCGGCAATCGTTCGGGGGTATATCATCGACACCCAGGCCTCTCCTCGGGAGATGCTTGCACCTCTGTCGAATGCTTTCCTCTTCGACGGCTTTGAGACGGGTGGCAAGGTCAAATTCACCCTGCGAAGCAATACCCTTTTCACGACGGTGACAGAGGACGAGCTGGTCGTAAGTGGTGAAGACGTTGGAGGCTTCCAGCTCACACGAACCCAGGAGACCGAGCTTCCTGCTGCGTCGACCGTGAGCTTCATCGACGAGGCCAAGGAATACCAGGTCGGATCGGTTGGAGGTGTTCGTATTGTTGGCTCCAGCCGCAATGTCATAAACCAGCGCTTCCCGATTGTCTTGACCGAGGACTATGCCCGCTCTCTCAGTGAGGTCCTTATCCAGCAGTCATGGTCAGCGCGTGAGCGAGGCGAATTGAAACTGCCTCCGAGCTATCTGGCGCTTGATCCGTCGGACGGTATTTCTATGGTGGCAGGTGGTCGGACTATCAACCACATCATCGGCCGGATTGACCGGGGCTCTGACCTGGGCCTCAGCACGGCAAGCCACGACGTCTCGGTCTTTGAGACCCTGACCTTCTCCACGACGGGGAACTTCACCGGGGACATTCCTATCTTCGGCCGGTCGATCCTGTATGTCCTGGAGATGCCCCTTGTCAATGGTGAGGAACCTCAACCCTGGTCCCCTCGGCTCATGACATACCAGTCCCCTTTCCCGGCGTCAGTTGACTTATATCGGAAAGAAGGCGGATCGCTTAACCTGAACAAGCAGCTTATCTTGGAAGGCGTCCTTGGCGAGACAACCGCCTCTCTTGCGGCTGGTGATCCGTGGCGCTTCGATAGCACGAACACGCTGTCAGTCAAGCTCTACAATCCTTCGGCCACGCTCCTGAGTGCGACGAAAGCTGAGGTGCTGAACGGTGCAAATGCTGTTGCTGTGAAAACGTCGTCTGGCTTCTGGGAGGTCATTCAATTCACAACGGCCACTTTGACCGGCTCGTCTTCGCCAGAAGGCTTGCCTCTGTATGATCTGACGGGTCTGCTCCGCGGTCAACTAGGGACTGAAGCCATCATGGACAGTCCTCTGGCGTCTGGCGCAAACTTCGTGCTACTCGAGCTGCCAAGCGTCAGCTATATCGATTTGCCCCAAGGCCAGAAGACTTTTGACGTCGACTACCGCTATGGACCTGCAGGCGTCGACACCGGCTCTGCGATCTATCAAGATGTGTCCCACACGGGTAAGGCAACAGGCCTGCTTCCCTACGCTCCAGTGTCCCTGAAGAAGACGCCAACGCCATCGAGCACTGAGGTGACTTTCAACTGGAAGCGCCGGACACGGTTCTCAGGCGACGACTTTGAGGAAGAAAGCACACCATTGAACGAAGAAAATGAGCGCTATGACCTCGAAATATACGATCCGTCTGGACCAACATTGCTAAGAACGGTTTCCGATTTGACGGTGCCATCATATACTTACACTACCGCTGAGCAGACCTCGGACGGCGGAGCGTTGGACAGCTACACTATCCGGGTGTGGCAGAAGTCAACCTCCATCGGCCGTGGACGCCAGGCGGAAGCAACGCTTTAAGGAGGCCACATGACGACCCCAAATTTCGCCATCACGGAGCTTGCAGCTTCCCAGGCCCAAAAATATGTGACGGTCAATGAGGCCTTCCGCGTGGTTGATACCGCGATGAACCTCACCGTGATCCGCGCCGACAACACTGCACCTCCGGGGTCTCCTTCGGAGGGCGACAAGTATATCCCTTTTGCAACCGCCACCGGAGCCTGGGTGGGGCAAGAGGGAAACATCGCCTGCTATATCAATGCTGAATGGATTTTCTTCACGCCAGCTGAAGGCTGGAGGGCCTACAACCAAACGACCAACACTTTGATGATCTGGAACGGAGCGGCGTGGATTGACTTCAGCGCTTCAATCCTGGCGTCAGCTAGTAACGGTTCGGCTGCTGCTCCCACTTATTCGTTCGCATCAGACACCGACACGGGCATGTATCGGAACGCTGCCAACGAACTCGGCTTTTCTGCAGGAGGAGCTGAGAAATTCAAGGTGACGACCAGCCAGCTCATTTCGTCCACTGCAGACGTCTTGTTCAATAACGCTGGAAGCAACAGCCAGATCACCGTGAACAAAAACGCCGCGGGAGACAATAGCATCGTCAATTTCCAGACGGGCTTTTCGCATCATGCTTCGGTTGGCTTGCAGGGCAACAATGACTTCACGATCAAAGTGGGAACTGGCTTCGATATAGCCCAGGTGATCCAGAACGATCTTTCGGCGACCGACTTCTACACGCCTGAGGTGAACGTCAACGAGGCGAATGGGGGTGCTCTACGGCTGCGTGTGATCGAGGAGGAGCTGACCGGTTTGTCTGGTGCGACCGTGACAACGACAGCTGCCTTCCCAAATCAGAGCATCATCCTGGGAGTGTCGCTTCGGGTGACCACGACGATCACAGGAGCCACCAACTTCGACTGTGGAGATGGGACAACTGCTGGCCGTTTCGGAGGCTCTCTGGGTCTCGCAGCTGGAACCACAAACCAAGGAACGATTGGACCGTCCGGCAACTATGGCACAACCAACGTTGTGCTCACTGCCAACGGATCAAACTTTACGGCTGGCGCGGTTCGTGTCTGCCTGATCTACCTGGAGCTGATTGCTCCGACGAGCTAGGAGACGATATGACGACGGAGACACAAACCCCAGTTGAACAGGACCCAGTCCGCATGAATGCACTCCTTGAGGAGCTAAGGGTGCAGAGGGCTTTCCTGGGAGACCGCGCTACAAATCTGGCGGGAGACCTGGCTCAGGCCATGACCAAGATTGAGGAGCTGCACGCTCTTCTCGCCGTAACCGCAAAGGAGCGGGATGAATGGAAGACCAAAGCAAAAAGCCAGATGGAGCTTGCGCTCGATCCGTAAGTGCCAAGTGGTGGCGTCAGGTTGGTTTCTGGGGGCTCACGGCCAATATGGTCTTGGGCTTTCCTGCCATTATGATAGCCCTTTGGTATGCACCCGAAGCAGACTGGGGCATACTGTCGGCGATCTATCCGACAATCCTGGCCGCTTGGTGCGCCGCTGCAGGTATCCGGCAATGGGGCAAAAACAAGGGTGCCGAACTTTAAGCACCAACCCCCGGGGTAGGCGTCGTCGCTGGCCCTTTAGACTGAGAGCGAGAAAGGAAAGAACC